TGTTCCGTAGATGTCAGTTATCGATGAAATCCCTCTTTCATTTGCCAGAAGATGAAAAGGAAAGGATACCAATAAACCCTTGATGTATGGCGCACGAATCAAAAACTGAATGGCATCATGATTCAAATCTAAATCTTCCGTCCACAGCTTTGCCATATGTGTGCTGACCAAACCCATTCCGTCAAAAACATTTAGGGATACGTTCATTCTTTTTTCTGAAACATGATTATCAGCATCTACAAAATGAACCAAATCATTATTTCTAACCATTTCCAAGTCTTTTACCACAACATATCTTGGCTCTCTAACTCTACGACCCGCAGAAGAAAACATCCCCATGTATGCGCCAAACTTGCTCATGTTGATTGGTTTATTTTTATTGATGCCGTTCTCGAATATCCCCAATAATCTTTCTTGTAAATCGCTTCTGACAAATAAAACCGTTTTTCTTCTCAGGTGTCCAGCGCCAGCCATAAGGCGCACATATTTTTTTCCGTTTATGATGATGCCATCTTTTACGGACTTTTTATAATGAGCGACATGCTCAAAGGTTATGCTCACTATTTCCTGAATGAACAATGTTTTATCAATCTCATCGGAAAGCTTGGCTATCTCGCTGGCTACTTCTGTGTCGTGCTTCTTGCGCCTCAATCGAGCTCTTGTTTTCCACAGTGTTTCCAACTCATATTTTGAAAATGATGAATTTCTGCTGACCTCAAAAATAGTATCAACCAATTGAGATTGAGAAATCGAGATTACCAAGTTGTCTCTTCTGGCGTCGTTCAGTGTTATATTCTTTATTTTATAATTATGGCGTTTTAGATATGCACTATCAAAACTCAGTATGTAAAACTGTTGTAATTTATTCAACCGAACAACCTCCCAATTTTTAATGTAACTCAACATCCTTGAAATCAGAATATAAAACATCACATAGATTAGCTATGGTAGAAATTGCCGATTCATATTCTTCCAACTTCGCCAATACGCTCTCAGGAATTTCTTCTCTTATATCGTATGGGGGTGTGGATTGAACCATTCGATAAATACGTTTCATTTGTTCCTTGAATTCTTTCAGCTTTTCCATCGTTGGGTCGTCGCTATCTCCATAGAGATTCGTCATCTTCATCACTTCCTTCTTCTAGGGTTAGGTCATCTAGGCTCATGCGCTCAGGATGCCGATAATACGACATTTCTAACCAATGAACCTCGCCATCATCATCTTCTTCATCATAATCTTCGTCTAAATTCTCCCAGTAATCATCATCAGCTTCCACCCAATCTACAGCTTCATCGAACTCGAAATATCTCATAGCATCATTATTTTTCATAAAAAATCCTTTCTTTTTTTAGTTTCCCCAATCATATATAATCAAACTTCCATCTTCTCTTATTCCGCGATTGTTATTGATATCAACAAAAACATCTTTGAATTTATATTTTTTAATTAGTCTTGATAAAATTTCTTCATTCTTCAAAGATAGCTTTTTTATTTTTCTAATCTTTTCTTCTTTTACAGCTATCCAAGCATTTCCCTCATCCTCATGATATCCAAGAACAATTCCAAAATATTTTTTATCTTCATTATCCATGGATTTCCACAGGGCAATTTCTTTTGTGCTTTGCTTCCAATATACATCATCAAATTTCACAATAATACCATCGCTCTTGTAGCACAACCTTCCGGTTTCCCCCAAGCAACCATCTCCATAAACATCTCCTCTAAACATAAGATGAGACATTTTTCCATTTATCCAAATCCAACCGTTTCTTTGTTCGACCAATATATTTTTTTTATTCACCCGTAAGCCACCAGTGCCTTTCTCGATTTATTTTTTTATCATCATCATATCGCACATTACTGAAGGATTTTAGTATGAATGGTTCTGGTTCCTTGATAAGTTCATAGATTCTAAATCCCAATCCTTCGGGTATCATTTTTCTCAAGCAAATGAGGGCTTTCACCTCATCTGGAGCATGAACAATATAATGAAATGCTTCTTTTATTGAATCTGGATGAAAAATAACACAATCGAATATTTTCATTTGTACATGCCTTGAAGAACAGATGTGTGATTGTGTGTTTTCAGTTTTAGTTGAACCCCGTATTGTATAGAAAATTCATATACAGGATTTTTATCCTTGATAAATTTGTCAATCAGATTTTTCACTAATTTATCAGGTTCGTCTTTAAAAGTGACTAATATTGGAACCTTTAAAGTGTTGGCACTTTTTTTAAAACTATTGGCATTTTCATCAAAAGTGTTGGCATATTTTACCATGTCCAAATAGGAGTTTACGCCAGCCATCCGATTATAGGGAGCACCGCCTTTTGTCACACCAGCAAGAACTTTCCCTTGAGTCATGTTCGACCAATCAACAGTAAAAACACTTTGCTTTAGATTGTATTCTTCACAAAATCTCTTTGTCATAACATCAACGCCATAATTAGAAGAATAAACCATATCAATACAACGAGTCGGAACAACGAATTTATATTGCAACTCCGAAACAACGCTCAGCATTGTTTTCTTGTATACAGCATACCAATCCCAATTCCTGCTTCCAGCAACTATTATTTTCATAAATATTCTCCGTCTTGCAAGTTATTCAGCCTTAACCTCGCTAGAAAAATAGTTTCGTCGTCCATAACACGACCAGTGGTATTTAGAGCGATAAAATAATCCAATTTTTGTTTCAAGGTTATTCGGTCAACTTCAGCAAAGGAAACTGGATGGTCTTGAAAGTGATGTTGTTCTCTTCTGCTTAGTTGATGAAAATAAACTCCGTTATAATCAACCAAACCTTCATAAAAACCAAGCAGGGCGTTCAGCCTTTGTTTTCCATCTAGAACCTCATGAGAAGGAGTCTTGGAATCTTTCCAAGGTATTTTTACAAATACAAACTTGCCAATGTCATAACCTTGAAAAATTGAATGAACCAACTCTTGTTGGTCTGAGTATGACCAGACGTATTCTCTTTGATATTCGGGGTTCATCTCAACTCCGGAGCCGTATACCATCCACAATAGCCCTTCCACCGTTCTGTGTTGATAATTCAACTGAAGTATGTTTTTCTTGATGAAACCATGACTATTATCATGACGAGGAGGAAGAACATCGACCCAGTACCAGAACCCCATCTCTCTTGGTTGTGTGGCATCCTTTCTGAATGAGTCGTATTCAATTTGGTATAGGCGACCACTTTCAAATACGTCATAAACAATACAATTATCTAAATTCCCTACGGACACCTTATCTCCAACCTCAAAGAAGCGCGTTGCTTCTGGTATGTTGTCTAAACCATTTACCTTCTGAGTGTATTGCGTTGCCAGCATCTCTGCTGGACTAATCTTTTTTGCCATAATCGGACTCCTATTGTCATAATGTATAATAACGTGATTATACCATGGTGTTTTAAAAAAGTCAAATTGGATAACTTGACTTTCGTGTTCGGGTATGGTATAATGACGCACTGATAGGTAGATTAATATAAAACATTATTCTTTATAAGGAGGATACTAATGGTACACATATTGTCGAGATTGATGAAAGGTGATTTGACAGATTATGAATCTGAAGCCGCATCTGTATTGGATGGTTTGATTGAGTTGGTTCTGCTTTGTCTGATTTTGGGTTTGATAAAATGAAGAAAATAAAAAAAGAAGAACCAAAACTAAAAAACGTATTTATCGCTCCATGGGTTTATGCAACGCAAGACGGAAGGTTGGTGGTTCTAATTGATGAATGGGGATATCCTATTTTAGACATTCCAGAGTTGAACGATGAAGCGACCAATAGGCTTGCCAAGTTCACATTACGATTGAATGATGCATGGAGTGAACATGATAAGAAAGAATGTGAGTTTTCACCGGATGGAAAGCACCATTATTACCAGAACATACTTAAATTCGAAGTGGTATTTTCTTGTAGATATTGTGAAGAAAGAAAATAAATAAAGGAAAAAAATGAAAAAATTTGACCCAACACAATTTTTGATATTCGAAGGATTGGCTGGCAGTAAACTATATGGTACTGACACACAAGAATCAGATGTGGATTCCCGTGGAGTATGCATCCCTCCGATGGAGGTATTGTTAGACCCCTTTCAATCATTCAACGTGAAGGATTCTTTTGATGGCGAAGACCGAGCTATTTATGACTTGGGAAAGTTCATGTCTTTATGTGCGGACAACAACCCAAATATCTTGGAATTACTTTTTGTTCCAGAAGACAAGACGTTATACAAAGACTCTCGTTGGGATGTACTCGTTGAAAACCGCCATCTATTTCTAAGCAAAAATATAAAACATCGATTTTTAGGATATGCCTTTTCACAATTAGAGGCGATAAAGCGTCATCGTGAATGGTTCTTGAATCCTCCCGACCACAAGCCCACTCGTATAGAGTATGGTCTTGGTCAAACCCCCCTAGTGTCGGAAGGCAATCTCCAAAATGTATTGTCAGTACCCGCATATTTGTTTCAGTCAGAACATCAGGCAGAGTTGTTGGCGGAGAGGGCTTATCGAGATGATAAGAAAAAATGGGACAATTATAAAATGTGGCAAGAAAAGCGCAATCCAAAACGCAAAGGCACAGAAGAGAGATATGGTTACGATACAAAGTACGCCAGCCACTTGTTCAGGCTTATGAGCGAAGGTGAAGAATTATTGATGACAGGGGAGCTACATTTTCCGCTTGCCAATGCCGAATGGTTGTTGGCGATAAAACAGGGCTTGTATGAATATGAAGAAATATTGGAGATGGCAGAATCCATGGAGTCTAACTTTGAGTTGTTTTATAATCAATCTGATTTACCCAACACGCCGAATCGCAACGCCCTAAAAGAATTATATTATGAATTGGTAGGAGTTTAAATTATTATGGATATCAAGTATAAAATGGTTGGAATGTTCTCGAATGATTACTCTGGAACACCGAGCGATTGTGTCCAGTGTCATGATGCTAAATGGGGAAGCATTTTGATAAATGGGGTTTGTGGAGAATGCTTGTATGAAGCATGGCTGGAATCAACAGAAGAAGAATCAATCTTTAGATGTGAATTTTACGGATGTCATGGTCAAGCAGTATATATGGGATGGTTCAGAGAATTAGATTTCGCCGGACAGCCGAGTGGACTAATGAAAAAAATCATGGTTTGTGAAGAACATAAAAAACATCTCATTGGTTATGAACCAGCGGAATCGGAAGACGCGTAATGTCTGCGGGAATTGTACACAGAAAAGCATCTATAATGTTGACAGGCGGATTTATATTAACAGCCATACTACAATTAAATCCAAGCAATCTATTATACGGAATCGGCTCCCTGATTGGTGTGGTGGCAACTCCAGATTGGGATGTTGACAAAGGCTTCATTGGCGACCAGATGATAAGAGATAGGTTTGGTGTGGTAGTAGAAAAAATATGGGATGCTTTTCTATACTGGTATCGCAGGTCTTTGAAACACGGTAGCCCACTAAGCCATGTTCCAGTCGTTTCAACATATGGAAGAATAGCTTATACATTTGCCATATTGATAGTTGTTCCCCACGCGGCATACTATTACATATTCAATCCGGCATGGGATTTGGGATTTGTTTTGAATTGGTATTGGAAAGAAATAAATGCTCAAGAACAAATAATTCATGGATTGATAGCAAGCGACACCATACATTTTGTACTTGACATCATGACCACCGAGCATAAGGAAAAGAAATAAGACCTGAAACACGGGTCATATGACTATGTATACGTCAATCACATGACCAGAAAGGAATACAAAAATGCAAATAAGAAATATTGAGTTTACAAACAACGATGACATAAGTTACGAAATAAGGATGTTCTTCGCGTTTCAGGATGAACCAGTTATCCTACGTCTAAATATTTTTCAAGATGGAAACGATATTCTGATATCCCTGTTGGATTTTGTAAAATCCGTCACATGGAGAAATGGAAAGGGTTAAAGATGATTAGTGATGATGAAATAAAGAAACGTTTTACCTATCATGCACCAAAAGAAGGTCAGCCAGAGAAGTACGATGTCATTCGTGAGGTCGCATTTTCATTTGCGGAAATTATAAATAATATGTGTCCAGATTCACGTGAGAAATCACTGGCGCTAACAGCACTTGAAGAATGTGTCATGTGGGCGAATGCATCCATAGCTAGAAACGAATGAATCATATATCAGTAATAGATTCTCCCGTAGGAAGTGGTAAGACATCTTGGGCAATCAATTATATCAATGCATCCAATCCAGAAGAAAAGTTTTTCGTAATCACCCCGCTGTTATCGGAAGTCCAGCGTTTCAAGGTATCCTGTCCAGATAGACATTTTGAAGACCCTAAAACTGGTGACAGCAACAAATTCACACATCTTCTGAACATGGTGTCACAGGGCAAGAATATAGTTTCAACTCACGCCCTGTTACAACAAACAGATGATGAACTTATCACTCTGCTGAGAGCCAGTGAGTACACACTTATTCTCGATGAATCTTTTCAGGTAGTCTCGAACTTCACATTATATAAATCCTCCGAAACGAAAAATGAGGAAGAGCAACTTTCCCTGACACTCAGAGATATTGATTGGTTACTGAAAGACGATTACATCAGGGTTGACGAAACATATCTTGTACACTGGAAGAATAAGGGTAGAGTGGTAGGGAACAAGTACAGTCTACTCTATAATATGATTGAAAAAGAATTGTTGTATATGGTCAGAGGCAAGTGTTTTATGTGGGCATTTCCACATCACTTGTTTGTTTCCGGAATATTCAAAAAGATATTCATTCTGACCTACTTGTTCAAATCCCAATTCCAGAATTATTATTTTGATTATTTCAATTTGCCGTATGATACTTATCATATTGAAAAAATATACGGTGAATATAGTCTGGTTGAAACAGTAAATAATAATCATGAGTTGGAATTCAAGAAAAAAGCCAAAGAGCTTATCACAATCGTGGAGCACAGTAAATTGAACTCTATTGGGGGTTATGAGAACTCATCCATAGGTCGAGCCAAAAAGACAGCCTTATCGATGAACTGGTACAAAAAGAACCCCTTGGTTCTAAGAAGACTAAATTCACATCTGCTGAATTATTTCAAACATGTCACCAGTTCTTCTCCAGAGGATAGATTATGGACAACCTTCAAGGATTTCAAGGGTAAGCTCAAGAACGGTGCGGCAACAGAAAAGACATTCCTTTCATTCACAGCCAAAGCTACCAATGATTATAGAAACAGAAGTGTTCTGGCTTTTATGATAAATAGATATCCGAGCAGGTTCTACGTGGAATTCTTTGCACAGAAAGGGATTACAGTAAACGATGACCTGTACGCCCTGTCAGACCTGATACAATGGGTGTGGAGGTCAGCCATCAGGGATGGAAAGCCAATAACACTATATCTACCTTCAGAAAGAATGCGAGACATTCTCAGAAGGTTCCTAGATAACGAAGAAATTGAATCGGCACAATTAGACCTAAGTTCACCAGATTATGAAGAGGACTAAAATATGTTTACATTTTTTCTATTGAGGGGTGTATGGTTTCGTAATTTCAAAGCAGGTTGGGACTATTATCTTATAGTTCGGCGGCATCCGAAAGAATTTATTGAGTTGATACCATGAGAAAAAGCATCCTAGACAAACGCAGAAATGAAGGCTGGAGCATAACGATTTGGTGTACTCGGCAGAGCGTTGTGTGCCAAATAACCACGCCTGATGAGTTTGACAATGCGAGTCCCGTTGTTGATGTTTCTTTCTCAGATTTTGAATCTGCCGTGAAGTTTGCTCGCGCAGTATGCCGTCGAACACAGCATGCAGTGGACGCCGCTGGCGGCGGCGTCGAAAATTGGTTTCAAATGTCTGGTGATGTGTTTCTGGCTTTGTTGGCTGAACAGCCCCACGCGGGTAACGCAAACCGTTAGACCCCTTACTTGCAAGTCAGCGACTTGAAAAATCTATAGATTTATGATATAATCAATTATGAAAGGAAATAAAAAAATGGATATTGTCAAACAACTTGTGCGGGGTTATACATGGCGGGCGCGAATGAGCAACGGCGCAATTTTTGAAATATGGACGCCATTCAAAATAAGGCAATCTCAGGCAAAAACGCTTATGCTTGATTTCGCAAACGCCGATATACAAATCTATGATAGCCAAGATATTGAATCTATCTGGTCAACAAACGGAACAGGATATATCAGAGTAGATGCCTAAATCTCTTTATTTCATCTGGGGATATCCTTTAGCTGGAATATCATTGATGTTAGCTTACATGTTCAGCCCCAACAGAGAATAAAAAACTCGAAAACGCCCTATCCTTCGGTATCTCACTAATCTATTGAACAGCACTACAATAAAACCCTACTCTAAACGGTAGGGTTTTTTGTTTTAAATTGATTTTGCATACGTGTTTATGCAAAAGCGTATAGCTATAACCTAAATAGACTATGTGAAATAAAATAAGTTAAAAAAGTTCCTTATAATCAATATATATAAAAAGTGCAAAATTTTAACGGCTCGATAGAACGCTAATTCAGTCTATGTTAGATATAACAAACAAACAAAAATTATTCTATAAAATGTTATTACTGACAAAACTAATATATTCTACATAGTCTAAATGCTCTCTGAAGTATGTAAAAAAGCGTACTCATCCCCTATTTGATATCTGTGTACTCGTAATTTTTTTTATCTTTATCTGCATTCATTTTTATTTTTTTTATCTTTCTTAAGATATAGTGTGAATAAATATACTGTATATGACTTTGAAAAATTTGTCTATACAAGTTATGTAAATTAGGATAATAACTATCTAAATTATCCTATAATAATAATATGACATTGTTTACCTTATTTGTGACAATAAAAATTTGTCTATACATAATAATATGACAAGAATTATCCGATTATAATTTACATTTTATCTTTTTATTATGATTATTCTAATAATTATATAAATAATGATAATAATTATTGTAATATGTATATACATATAATAGAATAAAATCCATATATTGTATATATAATATACATGTATTGCAAACGTGACATCTATCATATAACATTAGTGACATATGACACGTGTAATACATTGTATAACGAGTAAAATAGATACACCTTAACAATTTAATACAGTAAATTGACACTCAGTTTTGAGTGTCGCAAAATTGTATTAAAAAATATTTCAGAAAAACGGAGATTATAAAATGTTAAAAGTTTATGTTATCACTGGTTTTGTCGGTTTTGTGGTTGTGAAAGTACTACAATTTGCAATGGAATATGTCGCTACACATGGCACAACGTGCGCACAAATTGCAGATACTGCATTAATGGCAATGTGCAAATAATTGTATAATCCTAATCTGATAATAATTGTAAAATTATTGTCAGCATGGATTAAATAATTACTAGATAATTATTATCCAAATAAAATCAGACTAAAGGAGTCTAAAATGAATACCCAAATTATCAACCGCATCAATGAATTGAAAGTGAAACAGAGTGCAACACTTAAGAAATTGCTTGTCAGATATGAGACCGCGAATCGTTTTCCTGAAACAGAATCAACTCGTGACATGAAACTTGCTACAATTGCGAAAGTTGAGAAGTATATTTCTCAAGAATTGGATTTGCTCGAATCCAAAATCCCGAACGTTAACGCAGTAATCACAAGCGGCGAGTCTGGATTATCAGACGAACAGATTTTAAAACGCGCTTTTCAGGTCAAAATTAATGCGGATGAAATCGCCCGCATACAAACGGACGCGAATCGCCGTATTGCTGAATTACTCTCCAAAACCGAACGCATCGAATCCAGTATCCCACAAGCGAATCGCCCGCAGTATAACGATGTGCTGATGACACTCGCAAATCCGTCATAGCAGACTCGCCCGCTAATTAAATAGAAATAGAGCCGTGATTATAATCACGGCTCTATTTCCTATTGCCTAAAAAGATAAAAATTATCGTAGATAAAGTTTATCTTTTTTATCCATTGGTCTAGATAAAAAAGGTAAAAATTATCTGAATAGAAAATAAAATTTTGGTTTTTGAGTTTTGATTATAAAATAAAATTTATAAAATTCACCAATCTTATAAACTTTGTTTTATAATTAATGCTTTCAGTATTAATTATATGTACATTAATAATTAAATAGAACTCGTTCAAATGTTAATAGATTAAATTCTATTGACGGTATCCGCTTACAATAAAAAGTTTGTGAGTGTGTTATAGAATATTTTACTGCAACTTTACTGCTGATAAAGCGTAGAAAAGTAAAATACCTTTGAGAGTTAATCACCGCCTGTTTTATTTCTCCCTATTGAGGAATTAGAGCCTAGGATTAATCCGCTCAAAAAAGATTTTATATCATGCGAATAAACACACAGTTAACTTAGCGTGGTTGGTAACATTTTATGAAAAATGATTTTTATAGACTTCATAAAATTTTCACGAAAACAAAGGCTTTACTGCATAATACTTCTAAGTTTAGGGCATTGGACGAGCAAAGGAAATACATAAAATTTATTTTATGTGTTTCATCATACATCAATATTCATAAAAAAAATATTGATGTATGAATGACATATAAAAATCAAATTCAATCAGCAATGATTGATACATCACAAAAGAAATGAGGTATTGAAAAATGTTTGAAAATGAAGTAAAAGCAGTTTTGAATGGGAGTGTGGCAAGAGTCAACATTTCCGATTTTGAAAAATTCATGGGTGAATTGAAAAACGAGTGGAAATTTCAGGCGGAAATTTTGGATGCCGAAGATGTGCTCGTGGAAATTTTGAATGATGAATATTTGGTGGTGATTCCATTCTTGGCAATCAAAAATCAATGTGAATTATCCGCATCAGAACATTTGGATTGTTGCGGACAACTGCCGGAAAATTGCAATTGTTACAGATAAGGAAAAATCAAATGAAAAAGACAACGACAGAAGAAATTAATTTTGACCTTTTTTCTGTGATGATGAATAATCGTCCAGAGGAATTTTTGGAAACCATCGAAAAGTATTATGTCGGAAAAACTGAAAGCAATATTGGCAACAATCATTGTAGCTTCAAAGATGGAAAACTGGTAAACTTTCGCTACGGGCGCGATGATGTGATGGTTGTGCAATTTATGAATGTTGCTAATTGTTTTATCCATCCAACGGAATTTATTTCCGTGGATTGTTGGCACGGCATCGAATTGTCGGAAGATGAAAAAATCAAAATGAGGAATGTTTGCAAAACGGTTATCGAAAAAGAAAAACATTATATGAAAATTCAAGAAAAATGGTACGTGGATTATGAAATGATTTCCAAGAAATTGAATGGAAAATCACCAGAAGAAGCCGTGGAAATTTTGAAAGAATGGATTGCAAAGGAGAAATAAAAAATGTTTACCTGCGTTTTTGCTTTCAATAAGACAAATGACAAGATTCACCATATTGGTGAAAGAAAGGAATTCACGGAAATTCGACATGCCTGTGTTTCAGAAATGGGAAAGTGGAATATTTTCTACACTAACGGAAATATCGAAAAAACTACGCTAGACGTGATTGATTGGGAATTAATCCAAGTCTACGCGCCGTTTCAGTAAGAAAAAATCAGGGGGATTTTTTATATTACTTAGTACACACAAAATATATACTAAGTGATATAAAAAACATTTGAATGCAAATTCAAGTGGAAAATTCATAAGGAGAAATAAGATGTTGAAGATTGTAGTTTTTCATATTTGCGAGCATTTCTGTATACATGAAGTTGAAGCAAAAAATGATATGGAAGCCGCAACGCAAGAATGCAAATTGGAAAAAATGAAGTGTCCAAATTGTCAAGAGGAAGAATGAAAATAAAACTTCTTTTCGTTTTGATTGCGTTGGTGTTTTTGTTGGGAAATTTTCCTGATTACGTCCACATCTTCGAAGATGGGAGTTTTGGGATTGGAAATTTCCCGTATCTGGTTTCAGGTTGTTTTCCGTGGGGAATTTGTCAGTAAGAAAATTCAGGGGGAATTTTCAAATAAAACTCACAAGCATTTAGTTTGTGGGTTTTCTTTGGAAATAAATTTTGAAAAGGAGATTTTGAAATGAACGATGCACACAAAGCAAAGAAAGAAGCACGGCGCAAGGAACGACAGGAACAATTTTCATCCAATCGTGAAATTCGGCGCAAGGAATTTTATGAAAAATCCTGCTTGAAAAAATGGGGAATCACCGCCATGCAAATTGAATCCATGTGGCAGGGTTTTTCATCCCCTCCCGAAAATTGGAGTTGGGAATATTATTACGATTGGGAACACAATCACATGGCTGAATGGGATTTGAATAATCCGTGGAGCTAGAGGAATTTAGGGGGAAATTTTATTTCATGGCAAAAGTGTATATATCTGAAAAATATTCATGGTTGAATAGCCCACAAGGGTAATGATATACAGAGTTCAATTCTCTCTTTTGCCACAAAATTTGACAAAATGTTTCTATTTTGTTAGAATAAAATTATATCAAAAATCACAAGGAGAAATAAAATGAACAAATTTATGAAGGCTTTGTATTTCGCGTATCTTCACCGGAAAAATGATTTGAAGAAACTTTTCAAATCTCTGTGGTGCGCCTATTTTCTGTGGAAAATGGGATTTTTCCTAAGCGAGAATACCAGCCAGTACACTTGGAACGACAAAAGCGAAATTGAAAAAAGAATGGATGGCTTTATTCGCCTGAATTTTGATAATGGCAAAGTGAAAGAATATGCCGTGGTTGATTTTGATTTTCTTTTGGTCAACGGAAAAAATGAATTCGTCAACGTCAAAGGCGGAGAAAACAAAAGCTCGAAATCAACATTTCGCTACGATGCGAAATAATATTTGAAATTCAAATCACACCCACAAAGAAATTTGTGGGTGAGCTTTGAACGTAAAATTTCATAGAAGGAGAAAATCATGAAGCTGTTTTTAATATCCGGCGTTTCGTATATTATCTACGTTCTAATTCGTGTCGTCCTCACCTTTGCGTAAAAATCAACAGGGGGAAATTTCAATATTCAGATATAAAAAAATATAAGGAGAAATAATATGGATGATTTTGCAGAATATGTACTAAAACGATATCCCGAAGTCGCAAAAGAATATAGGCGATATTCATTCAGGGAAAAATTGCCCTCTATCGGAGATAAAGTAAGAACTTTGCGTTCAGGTTTCGGTGGAAGCGCAGGGCAAATTCTCGTCGTAAAAAATATTTATGATGATTATATTCATCTTTCCGATAATCAATATGAATATCTATCCAAGATAGAAAACTGGTATCTGGATATTGAAGTAATCTAATTTTCTGAGGAAAAAATAAAATGAATCTTTTGATGTCAGTAATTGCGATTTGGTGGTCACTACATCCATACGCGCAAAAAACAAAAACAGTAAACGATTACGATAATCCCAAAAACAACATGCATAATATTGTTGTAATTGTGGAAGAAACAGCGCCACAAATTTCCGAACCTGTGGAAATTCCAGTGGTGGAAAATTGTAATCAATGGGATGTTGAAACAATGGTTATGATTGACAATCCTGAAGTTTATCTAGAAAATGGCGCATCATACGAAGATTATCTGGAGGATTTTGAATGGCTGTATTGGAATTATAATCTGTGTGCAAATGCAGATATTTCACCACTTCCAAATCCACAAGAAAATAATTGAAATTCAAATCCTGTTCACAAATTTTTTTGTGGATAGGCTTTGAACGTAAATTTTGATATAAGGAGAAAAAAACAAAATGAATAATGAAGTTGTTAGTCTCAAGAAAAATTCCGTGCTGAGTGAGTTGCGTGGAAAATGCGTAAAAGTAAAAATGAATATGATGGAATGTTATCCCGTGTATCGCGTGACAGTTCTTTTCATTGGAAACCTAGATACACAGGGAAATTCCCACTATGAAATTTTGAGCGAAAACGGCTCATTTATTCATTTCAGCGACATCAATATTTTGTTCGTGGATGCTGAAAATCTCACGATAACAATCACCCAAAATTAAGGAGAAAATATATGGAATATAAATTCAGGAATTTGACGATGGCGGGAGCTACGCATTTTGTTTCAGGAAATTTTAAAAATGAAACAGATGAATTCCATGAAGAATCAGGTGGAATTCAGGAATGGTGTTATGATGAAGATGATGCAAAAAATATCATGGCGCTAATGCAACAAGACCCGCGTTTTTCAAATCTTCAGGTGGAAGAATGGCAAGATGAAGATGACGCAAATTGGGAATTGGCTGAGGAAATTTTCTGGTCTGATATGGAAGAAAAATCCAAGGAGCTCAATAAAATATGGAATTAAAAGTTTTTCACAATCAGTTGAAGGAACTCTCGAAAAATAAGCATTATTCTGAGATTTCCATTCGGGATTTTCAACACCATGTTCAAAATATTATCAACATGGTTTTGAATTCTGGTGGAACCGTGACATACTGGTACGATGACAGATGGAATCGAATTAACAATTGAGGAGAATCGAAATGAATCAAGAACGATTACGACATTATATCAAGATGTATTTCAATCTTGATGCCGTGGAAATTTCACAAAAATTATCTTCAGCGCGAGTTTTCGGATGTTGCGCCGAGGAAATTTTCATCCTGTCAATTTTTGCATAAACAATATCAAATTTCAAATTATGCCACTGAAAAAATCAGTGGCAAACTTTGCAAGTTGATATAAAAATATTACGAAAGGAAAAATAAATGGAAACAAACTTTGAAAAGTTGTGGAAATTGCTTTCTGAAAAGAAGATAAAGGAAGCAGTAAAATACCTAGATTCCCTGGGATATACTCGTCAAGAAAGAACGAGAATTCTCCGTGGAAAACAGGGAAAGCAAAAGGTAAAAAATCATGACTCCATATGATACAGAAGAAGTGGAATTTGATAATTATCAAGAATGGCAAATCGCCATAGGCGATGCAAAAGTTGACAGAATTTTTGTATCTGCGTGGATAAGTGGCAAAAAATATTTTCTCAAAGTTTATCTCATGAAAGGATAAAAAATGCCAAAATATACGAATGGCAGAATTGTCGTAAAAACAAAGATTAAATCTTTTGATGATTACGATGATTGGAAACAAGAAATAGAAGAAGCAAAAGCAGACGGAATTTTTGCGTCTGCTTGGAATGAACAACCAGATGATGATGGATATGGTGGATTTTATTTGGAGATATATATATATGACAAAAAAAATGAAATTCAAAGTGTTTGAGTTTGAATCGGCTAGGGCGTTTTATCTAGCCAAGCGAGATTCAATCGAAGATGGAACGTTCAAAAGTTGCAAAAAATCAGGTGGAAAATTCTACCTGAAAACAATCATCCAGAATGATTTTTTCTGGATAAGATAAGGAAAAAACCATGGAAACAAAAACTGTCTTTATTTCAATTGGAGTGGAAAATTCTCCGATTGCAATGGCTGAAAAAATTGCCACAATTGTTTATGAAGATGAAACGGAAATTCAGGTTGCAAAACAACTTCGCAAGAAATTTGCAGACACTCCGTATTTTCACGGATATTCAATTGACCAAAAACCATTCAAACCATCGCATCTTTGGTTTACAATTTCATATGAAGTTGATGGAGCAAATCACACATGGAGTGGAAATACTCCAGAAAAATTCCGGTAATAAAATCAAGGGGGATTTATAAAAACACTCAAGTTTATGATTTGAGTGTTTTTATAAATCTAAAACAGGAAAAATAATATGATAAAAAAATCTGAAATTCAGCCAGAAGAAGATGGAATTGTTTTTTGCTACTATGATTCCGCTGAAAAATATGCTGGAGATTTCCTGTTTGTAGATAACACGATTTGGGATTTGGAAATATTTCCAGAGTTTCGTGGAAATCGATATTGTGAAAAAATGTTGGGGGAATTTTTCGATTTGACAAATCAGGAAAAAGTGATATTATGGGTGGATGAAAATAATCATGTGGCAAAACATATTTACGAGAAAATTGGTTTTCAATATACCGGAATTTCGGTAGAATCTAAAGAAGAAGGTGAAACAGTAATACGTCAGATGGAAATTATATCCATGAAAAAAGGAGATATTCAATGAATGACGAAAATAAGAAAAATGAAAAATATTTTGTATCAAAATGGGGTCGATTGTATGCTGGAAAAGAAAATCCAGAAGTGGAAATTTACGAAGAAATTTCCTATGAAAAATTCTGTGAATTATTGACCATTGCAGAATTTGCGTGGGGTGGATGGTACAACATTTACAGTGAAGTCGTAATATAAGGAGAATAAATCATGCAACTAAAATATTATCTGCAAGTTTTGAGGAATGGAAAAATGTTCGTTCACAAGACAGTGCTTTCCATGGTTGTAAACGAATCGACAATCAAAATTACAAAAGAACAATATGATTATCTAAGAACTCTTGAAAATGTTGATTATATGTGTGTCGATAGCGCATTTTTAATCGGATAATTCTATTCCATAGGAGAATAATATGTCAACAGATTTTGCAAATTTACCAGATAACGTAAAACAATTTATAAATTCCATTATCAATCAAGACCATGCTTCAATTCATCGTGATGGTTGGAAAGAAGTTACAATTCTGTGGAAAAAAGAAACAGACGGAAATTTTTCTGTAAGAATTCCAGAAGCAGAGGTTGGTTTTAAATTTACTTCAGAGGGAGTTTTTGCTGGAATTTGGAATTGGAAAGAATAATAATTCTATTCCATTCAATCTACAAAACTTCGGGAGCGGTTTTGTAGATTGACTTGAATAAATTATATTATGAAAGGAAAATATATGGAAAATCCAAAATATAGAACGTGCGGAAAATATATGGGGTTGAAGCTATGGTACAATGCAACAAATGGACACCAGTATTGTATGAAAATCTGGAAGAATTTTCGTGGAATTTCATTCATGGAATATGATGGAAATGATAAAAAAATCCATCATGAAACCTCAAGATATTCTGTGTCTGGTTGGGATTATCACACGGCTTTTACATTGCTTCGTGCACATTTTAATCTTGAAAAGGAGGTTCCAAATGTTTAGCGCATTCATCACCTACGTTTTAATTTTTCTGGTTGGTGTAGCTTTGGGATATGCAGTAAAATGAACGACCCAAAGTGGTGTGCATTCTGTAAAAAAATGGTACAATATTTTGTAACCAGAAACAACAGAAAAATTTGTTGTTGCTGTGGAAAACAATTATAGGAGAAAAAATGGAAGAAAAATATATTTCTGAGAACGGGCGATATATCGTAAAAATCTGGCACATCGAAGGAAAATTGTGGGGCTCTGAAATCAGATTTCAAAATGATGTTTTTGTCAGTAAAAGTACGCATGTGGGCAAGGATGCCGCGATTTTACAGACAGAAGCATTCTGTGGAAAATTAATCAAACAATAACATTTCAATCAAATTATATAAAGGAGAAATAATATGTTTACATTCAGCAAGAATCCTAGCAAATCAGTGGTTTTACGATTGCAAGAACAAGGTTTCACCCAATTTTCAGGATGGTTATTTGAAAAGAATGGTGATTTCTACGATTTGTCAGCGGCAAATTTGGACGCCGTGAATTACATCGTAGAAAACAAACTTTTCATCGTGGAAATTGAATAAACAACAATATTTTATAATTCAGTTCCATCCAATTTGTCAGGTGAAAATTTGACAAATTGGCTTGAGTGAATTATAATATAAAAAAGGAGCAATATTATGGATTGCGTAATTTGTCATGATGGAGAAGATTGTGAAGTAAATGGAACATGCCCAAATTGTTTCAGAATTCTTCCAGATGTAGAATTTCAAGGGGAATTTTATAAACACTTCAACACAATTGAAGAAGCAGAAGGGTATCGCGATATTTTGCATGAAGATGATTGCATGGATAATTTGAGATTTTGTTGGCAACCATTTTGGTTTGGCGCAGATGAATTTCGTGAAATTTCCGATGAAGAATATGATGAATTCTCAAATAAATTTTATGATTACCTTGAACAAAAAGAACAAGGTTGTTGTGGATTTATGGATGAAAATATTTTCATCGGAAATCAAATGGCAAAAATTGGCTGTAATTACGGTCACTAAGGAGAGATAAAAATGTATTTCAAACGTTTTGTAAATGTGGAAACTGGTGAAATTTTTATATCATATGCGCCATGGAATGATAAAACAGATGGCGTCGATGGTTGGGCACACGTTTCTCTTTCTCAATTTAAACATATAAGAGAAAACTTTTGTTCTCAAAACTTTAGACAAAGCTTGAATTTTCCGTCTTTATATGTTCTATATAAAAACCTAAATAAACTCAAAGAATATTTGAAGGAGAGTGCAAAATGAACGACTCTGATTTGATTATCAATCCGGCTGGTGAAGATGAATTGATTGAATATTTGGAAGGAAAATAAAATGAAACAATTATTTTTTGAAGAATGTGTTGAATGGTGTTTTGAAAATCCAATGGAAATTTCAACAATGAAAATGAATAGTGATTGTTTGACAGAAAATATGAGAAATGCAATCACGGCTTTGGAATCTGGACTTTTCTATACTTTATAAGGAGAAATATGCTAAAATCATTCACAAGTAAAACATCATTTTTGCGTGAAAAACATTCTGCTATTTCAAGCGGAAAATTCAAGAATTGTTGGTCATTAGCGGGTGTTTATTTCCTGCTGTTGAATAAGTAAAAATTTATCAAGGAGAAAATAATAATGAATACTGAGAACGAAATTGTTACCGATGAATTTGAAGAAGTTATTTCTGGCAATACCGAAACTGGTGAAACCGTCGAACCAAAAGTTGTGATTGTTGACCCGAAAATTAAGAAGGGGCATTTTCGTGAATATATTGACGTGCGCCAGCTTGGAAAAAAGAATATTCTTCGAAGAATCAAGAAAATTGTTGGTGGAAAACACAAGGCTTCCAAGAAGAATTTCAACCACAAACACAATCTATCTCGTGGTGAGAAGAACCATAAAAATTATATGGCAAAATTTGTGGACGAAAATCAGGGGCAAATCGATATCTAAAAAGTAAAATGGCTTTCACTCTCTTGATGAAATGTTGATTTCATCAAGAGATATGAGTTATTTTATTTCAAAAAACAGGAGAATAATAAAATGCAAAAAATCGATGGTGCAATTCACGATGTAAAAAATGAAAAATTGATGAGTTTATATCTTGACACCGTGCAATTGAAAAATAAATACAAGGATGACGCAGGATGGAATTTGTCAAAATCATATCATTCTATGTCAAACTTGGGGCTTTTGATTGCACACGTTGACACGAGCCTGCAATATGGAACGGATTACAAGAAATACCTTGACGATTTGGAAATTTCAATTTCTATCCTGCGTGGAGCAATATCTGATACCATGATTCAAATTGAAGTAAAAAAAGAATTGTGGTTCAATTTTTATCAGGTGGAAAAACTCAGGAATAAGCGTGATAGATACGTGGAAATTCTAGGAATGTTCCAACGTACAAAAGCAGTAATTGATTACGTTATTAGTAGAATGTGATAGAAAAATAACAAACTAAAAACAAGGAGAAAAATTGTGAAAAAATCCAACAAGAAAACCGTAGAAAAGAAACTTCGCACGATTGAAATTTCTCTTACTTTGTCAGAAAAGAAATCAGATGCGCTTTTTGATTTTCTGCTGGAAAATCTTCAGGCGCAAGGTCTTAAGTATGGCAAGGATTTTACTTTAGCTCTGAAAGTTGAGGAAGTAAAATCATGAAAAAGAATTTGGATAACGCAAAATCATGGAAGGATTTAAGGGGAGTTGCAGAAGATAGGGGGCTGAAATGGAAAAGAACTCCCGGTGGTCATGATATTTATGGAAATGAAAAAGGTTCCATGCCGTTTTCTACGCACGAAAAAGAACCGTCAAAAGGATTGCTACACTCAGTAAAAAAGCAAATCGCATTTTTGACAACGGCGCTTACTTTGTTCTATATTTTTTCAAATTATCTAAATACATTCTAATAAAAATCAGGGGGATTAATCAAAGCTACTCATTTTTTATGGGTGGCTTTTATTAATCTAAAATTGGAACAATCTCATGGATGGAAACTCAAACAAGAAGAGGACAAATAAAATGAAATTCAAATGTATTGATGATAGTAAAATGGAAGATTTTCTTACACTGGGGAAAATTTATAACGGTGAATACAGCAAAGATGTTGATAGTACGGGAAGAAAGATGGTAGAAATAGAAAGATGTGATGACGGAAAAACTTTCGTGAAGTTTCGTGGATTTCGTTTTGAAATTGTATTGGAGGCTTGCTAAAAATGGACACAAATTTTATTCGATATGGCTCATATCCGAGTGAACAAAACAAGAATAAATATTTTGAAATAATTCTTGCGCGAAGCGGAAAAGTAATCAAGACTCAAGCGGTACTTTATCCGTATTCTGTTTATTTATCAGATGTCGCGGTTCATACTTTTCGTGAAAAAGAAGATGGCGGTAAATGTGCGTACTCACCCACTGGATTTTGTGGATGTTATGATGAAGTAAAACATACTTCTACTGGCTGTTATTTTTCACCAAGAATTGTGGTGGAAATGTTGATTGAAAGGCTGGAAAAGGTTGTAAAATTAACATCACACGAAATTCGCGCAATTCGCAACATGATTTATAATGAAATTGACTTGTTTGAGAATGAAGAGAAGATGGTATAAAAATGGAACTATATGTTTATCCAGAAAATTTATGCATGGATTGTAGAAATAAAAATCCATTCGAATTGAAACTCAATGATTTTAAGCCAAATATTCAATCGGCAATGATTTCCGTTTGGGAAAATGGTGGAATTGTAAGATATAAGGATGCTCACGCTCGAATTGAAGTTTCAATTATTCGTTGTCAATAAAAAAAGGAAATACAGGGGGATTAATAAAAACCACCTAAAAGATTTTAGGTGGTTTTTATTAGTCATAATCATATTTCACAGGAGAATATATATGGATTATAAGAAAATGACGCTCGAAGAACGTGCAGAATATTTAGGAATTTCGCCTAAAATTTGGGGGGAATATGAGGGAAAAAGTTGGTCAATGTGGGTGAAATTAAATGGTGAAGAATCAGCCATGTATCTTGTACATCACATGGATGGAAACTGGATAAAATATCTAAGTTTCTATACAAAAATTCACACAACATTCGATGGATTACGAAGTGGAACGATGAAGTTTGCAAAAAATGACAAGAAATCTTTTTATGATTTGATGTTGATTTATGAAAATGAACCATATGAAAATCGTATGTATGGTTTTGAATCATATGCTGATTATTTTGGTCATAAGGCGATTTTAGCTGACCCGAATCATTGGGGATTTTCTGGATAAGGAGAAAAATATGACTACTCTATATTCATATGATTTTGCAAATCAAGGGGAATTTTTTACATATTGTGCCAAAAATAATGTGCTTGGAAACTGGAGCGATTTGTGGGGAACCTTGGTGACAAATGGAAAAGTTGTAGTGAGGTTTAAATAAAAAAAATGGATAAAGTAATCGTCTTTCATACAGAAGAAAACGGAGAGATTTTTGTTTTTGACACGTGGTATTTTGTAGAAAAAAATACTAAAAATGATGATATTGAAAAACTTTTAGAAAAAGAAGGATGGCATCCTGTTTTTTATAGCTTCCTTCTTATTCCTGATGATTATAGTTATTCTGGAATTTTGAAATAAGAAGTCAAAACATCTGTCAAGTGGAATTTTTATTTGACAGTTTTTTGATTTTTTGTTAGAATAATAAAAAAGGAGAAATTTATGAAAAGATATCCAGCACAAAAAATAGTAAAAAGGGTTCATGAAATTTGGGATAACGATAATATTGAAGTAGAAGTATCCCTAAAAAAAACCGGAAAAGTAGCTATAACTATCGCAAAAGGTTATTCATATTTGGAATGCAAATTTAGTCAATTGAAATTGCTTTCCGAATTTTTTGAAACAGAAAATATTGAATTTTTCCATGGATATAAAAGCGATGGATGTCCAACCTGCGATTCCGGCTCAACTTACGAAATTGAACTGGAAATATGGTAAAACATAACAAGGAGAAAAATGAAAATTAAATTGAATGAAACTATTCGACATGGAATGGCTGGAGATTATAAAAGTCTCCCACAACGTTATTGGAAAAATGATATAATTGAAGTTGTTCCAGCCACAAATTTGTATAAAGATTCCGATATTGTTTTCTGGGTAAATCAAGATGGTTGGGATGATGATGGCGAAGGTTTTCCAGTTTATAAAGGAACATATACGGAAATTTTATACACTCCGAAGTTTCTAAGTAAATGGAAGATGCCAAAATCTGATTATGGTGGCGAAGATATGTCAGATTTTTATATTGTCATTTCTTGTACGCGGGATTCTGATGATTTTGAACAATCAAATTGGGATTGTATTCTTGCGGATTATCCTGAGAGTTTTGATGAAGATACAAATAAGGGAATTTTAATTGCAGAATTTGGTCACTGGGCTTGTGGTTGGTTTAAATTGATGATGGTTCACGAAACAGATTTTGAATTACTGGAAACAATGGATGAAGTAAAAGAAAAACTGGATGATTATGGATTGTACAATGATGAAGATTATTATCGTCGTGAAATGGAGGCACAGGAAGAATTAGTAAAAGATGAAATTGAATATTACATTAGAAACAATGGCGAAGAATTTGATGACAGAGATTTTACTGATGCTGAAATTTCACAAATGGTTTATTGGTTTGTACGAGAGTGTAATTCAAACGATGAAACCCCAAAAGAAGATGAGATTTATGAATTAGTTCAAAGAGTTCTCAACTGGAAAACTTGCAATATTTGTGTGCAATATAATGATGCCCATGGAAATTCAGATGGATATCGTCAGGAATCATATGACCAAAGATTCGATGTTTGTGGTTGCCATATGAGATTAGAATTATAGGAAATAATGGTTGAATATTTACCCATGAAATTTTCATGGGTAATCTTTAGTTATTATTTTTATAAGGAGAAAATATGAAAATTGTACCCGAAGAAATTCTTGAGAAAGAAGAAAGTATTCTCATAAAAGTATCCAAGCAAATAAGTGTGGAAATAGTAGTTCCACATATCGGAATTTATATTTTGGATACCGTTCAAAATAAACGGCTGGCAATTCTTCCTAGTGAATTACCGGGATTATCCAAGGCAATTGCTGAAGCCATGCAAAATTTTCAAGAATAAGGAGAAAATATGGAAAGAGATATCTTTTTAGATATGATTGAAAACGATGTTTTGGTAGAAGTCGAATCGGTAAAATTTCTCATCGGAAAAAATCCGCTAGGCAAGTGGCAAATATCATTTGCCGATTATGGCGCTGGTTATAGAAAAACCTTCGATGAAAAACAATTGGCGATTGAATACTTGACCGATTTATTTGGTTCAAGTGTTATTATTCTAAAGAATTTAGGATAAATAAAATTAGGGGGATTTATTAGAATTCATGAAATTTATCTTTCATGAATTGTAATAAGTCTAATAAAAATTCAAGGAGATATAAATGGATGATTATTTTGTTCTCACTAAGAAGCTAGAAAAAATGCTTCCAGAAGAAAGAATGAGATGGGAATTAGAAAACGATTGCACATGCCATGTTGTTGAATATTGGTGGAATCCGATTGAACATTTTGGCGATTGTCCAAGAAAAAATCCAGATGCAGAAATTTGGAGGTTTTTTGAATCCGTAGAAGAAGGATATTATATTCCAAAAAGCCATGGAGAAACAGATGAAATGTAAAAATGAGGTGCTGGTTGTTTACTGGAAAAATAAGAAAGTCCAAGTGCTAGGAATATATGGAATCGCCAGTAAATTCAAAGGGAAAATCAACGGATACTACACGAGAGAAATTTGTGATGGAAATATTGATTTCAAAATACATCAGCCGTATTATCTAGAAGATTTAGGAGAAATTCAAACAGATTTTCGTTGTGACCGTTGCGGGAAAAAGTATTTTGAAAATATTGAAGTTAAAGATATTGTAAAATTAGTTGAAAATCATATGGAGGATTTACTATGATACCTATCAGAACGTACAATAATTTGAGAATTCCAACTTGGGCATTGTCATATATTGTAAACGCAGATTCAAGTGGAATTACGGAAGAAGATAAAAATCTTGTTGACAAATATTTGGGGGTTTTTGAAAAAGCCGCCGAAAATTTGGGCGGAGATGTTATTTTTTCAATTGAAACATATGAAATGGATTTAGAAGAAGCAGAACAAGTTTTGATTGAAGATATCGAAGATATTCTAAGAGACAGGGATAATTATTATCATTTTGATGACAGGGAAACTTTGAGAAAACTTGATGATGTAGTAAGATTACGCAAAATTAAAGATGAATATAAGGAATCTTATTTCTCGTGGAAACCCTGTTTTGGTGGTGGTTCAGATGTTCAAGAATGCACAATTTTGATTGTAAAAAATAAGGAAAAAATATAATGGATATGAGAGTTTATAACGGATGTCCTAGTGACGAATTGGGGGCTTATTGGGATAAAATCGACAAATTAGTTGTCCAATTAAAAAAGAAAATTCCCACCGCTTGGGTAACATATTTTCCAATGGAAGTTGGACACATGGTGGCAATGTGGGGAGAAGACGGAGAATTTATACAACTGAGTTCTAAGATGCACAGACATAAAATTGATGCAATCATGGAAATTCTAGAAAAGGAGCAATAAGATGGAATTAACTTTGAAAAATATGTATGAATTTTCTTTGAAGTATTTCAAGGGAGATTTTCCATATCAAAGATATGGTCAAGCCGCATGTAATTATTTTTATTTGCTCGGAGAAAAATATAGTGATATTTTTTATGAGGAAGATAGCAAGAAAGCAAGCCAAATGCTTGCGGATTTATTGACATAATAAAAGATAATATGCTTAATCTATTCATGAAAGTTGAATTTCATGAATAGTTATGGTAATATTATTATAGAAAGAAAGGAAAAAATGCTAAAATTTGTAAATCAAACTACGGGAAAATTGATAGCGACAGAAGATGATGCGGAAATTCCCAAGGTGGGATTATGCACTACGGGATGGGAAAGAATATCAACGGAGGCTTGGGAAAAATTTATAAATCCTACATATGAATTCCCCGCTTGGGATTATCCGATGATTAAATTGTTGAAACTTGTAAGGGAAAATAAAGAAAATATAAAATATTTTCAAGGAGAAAAATGGATAAAATAGCAATTATTGAGGGAGCTCTGGAGCGTCTGCACGACAAATATCTTGATGAAGTTGCAGAATTAGCAAACAAAATTTTTATTTTGGAAATTAGAACATACTTCAAGAAACATAATATCAAGATGAAATCAACATCCGGATGGGGTTCAGTTTATTGGAGGAATGATATTGCAATTTCAAGTGATGGTTTTCCAGATAAAATTCGAAATATTTTGAATTTAGATGTTGACAGAATGACGTGTTTATCAAATTACATGAAAGATTATGACCCAAAAGAGGATAAATAAAATGGCGAAAAATTGAGTGAGAATGAAAAGAAGATTTCATCTGTTTTGAAATCAATGGGAATTTCAATCAAATCCGAATTTATCCCATGGTCAAAAGCAAAAGAAAAAGATTACAATAAAGACGCAAAGTTTTCATCATTGAATTGGAATGTCACACTTTACAAGAATGATGTAAAAATTTTTACAACAGAATACAATGAAGGTCAGGGGCACTGTCCAGCAAATGAAACGGAAAATGTGGGATATAATTTGAAGAAAATGATTGAAAAGGAATGCGAAACAGGATTTGAAACTTGGTATGGAAACTCTATGGATTGGGTAAATATCAATAAAAAGAAGCCCATTCTTCCAAATATGGTTTCTTTTGTTTGGTGTATTTTATCTGATGCAAATTCTGGACGAGATGATTTTCATGATTTTTGTGGAAATTTTGGGTACGATGAGGATTCTCGTAGAGCAGAAGCAATTTGGAAGGCGTGTGTTGAAACAGCCGCTAAAATTTATTCGTCATTTACTACGGATGAATTGAATACATTGGAAGAATTATATCAGGATTATTAATAATATGAAAAAAAATATTGTTGTATTGGAAAAACGAAGAAAGATTGCGGAAATAAACGGAGAAAATTTCTTCGTGTGGGAATTGTTTGATGTATTAAAGTTATCTCAATTAAAAGAATGGTGTCAAGATAGAGGATATGGAGTTCCATATCTTTCAGATGTTGTAGAAAAAGCTAGTTTATCTGTAGATTTAGAAGCAAGTTTGTGGGACGTAGATTCAAAACGAGCGTGAAATAATATGCTTATGTGCCTACGATTTGACAATCGTAGGCACTCATGGTAATATTATTTTGATAAGGAGAAAATATGAGCAAATTACTTGATATGGAGTTTGAAGCTTTTTATAAACGTGCCAGAAAAGAACAACTGGAAATTGTAAGAAAAATCATGAATAAGAATGAATGGATTACGGAGTTTTGTAATGCTATGGGCGCTTCTTTCTTCACGGAAATTATAAATCCAAATAGATTAAATGAAGAAGAAGTTTTCGTGGAAGATACAGATAAAAGAATAAAAGAATTTACTGTATTCATGGACAAATGGGATAATGTGCTGAATTTATCTGGCGACCCAATTATGATTACTAAGGGCGCTTTTGATGATTTAATTGAAACAACAGATTGGTAAAGGAGAAAAAATGCAATCGTCACTGTATAGAACAGACCGAGATTTAGCTAGTTGTTTTGAAACAAAAAAGATTTTGGAATGGGATAATGTTGAACGATACTTGAATAATAATAATTTGTGGCAAAATCCAGACATCCTAGAAATGTTCAGCAATAACGATGTGGAATTTCGCAATGATAGTTATTGTAAAATTCGAAGGAATCAAATTAAAGACAATGGCAATTTGGAACTTTTTGATTTGATTTGTATGGTGTTTGATATTGAGCATGAATTTTATAATTATAAAGATACAACAGAGGATGTTACGGAATTAATCTTCTGGATTTCATGGTAAAAAGGAGAGAATATTATGGCTTTTGATATAGGTGATAAGTACGGTGACAGTCGGGATATTATCAATCGAATCAGTGAATTGGATAGCGAAATTTATGATTGTAAGGAAGAAATTGAGGAGCTCGATGGGGAAATTTCTGATTTGCAGGATGAGATTGATAATGTTGAAGATATGACGGAAGAAGAAATAAAGAAAAATCAGGATGAAATAAAAGAAGCGGAGAAGAATATAGAATCGCTAAAAGCAAATCTTTCTGATTTAGAAAAAGAATTCAAACAACTTGATGATTTTGAAGATGAATTTCAAGGTTATTGCGATAACTGGAAATATGGCGCTACTCTAATTCACGATGATTATTTTGTTGATTATATCAAGAATGATTTGGTTCCAGATTTATTCAGTGAAATGAGAGATTTGCCAAGCTGGTTGGCGAATAATATTGATTGGGATGGTGTTGCCGAAGATTTCAAGGTGGATTTCACTTCTGGTGAAATTGACGGAAACACTTACTGGTGTTTGTAGTTTTATAATCTTATTTGCCACAGAAAAAATTCTGTGGCAATCATGGAATTATAAAATAACCAAGGAGAAATTATGACGAAAGTTTACATCCAAAATCACGACCCCATGATTTATCAAATGTATGATAAAGAATATACTGATGGAATGTACGGAAATGATTTTCTTGAAGAACATGGCATTGATGTTCCAGATGAATTGTTGGAAAAATATAATGCCTGTCAAACTGAATTTTGGAAAATTCAAGTGGAAATTTCAAAGATAGTACATCTTATAAAATAAAAAACAAGGAGAAAACATGGAAATAAAAACGACTTCAACCCTGCGTAATTTCTACGAATCATATAGGGTGAAAGTGAATAGAAAAATAGCAGACGAACCGTGGAATGATTTTTCAAGTTATGACGATGCGCTAGGATTTCTTTTGAAAAATTATGGAAATCTTGCTGGAATAAATTTTCTGATGGATTATATTTCAATTGTAAAAACTGTCGTCGTAGAATATGATGTTGATTTTGAAAGTTAGGATAACTTATGCGAGATATACAAGCAGAAATTGACAGAATAAATAAATTTTGGGATAAAAAGACGGTGTTTGTTCATCGTCGCGCACTTCTTATTGGGGTTTTTCTAGGCACTGTGATTGGTGCGAGTTTCGCCACAATAATTATTTACATAACGATTTTTTAAATATCATAGGAGAATAAAATGACAATGGTAAATCACTATGGATTTTACGTGGATTCAGAAGTACCAACCACCGGAGTTTATTCAACAAACTCTATCAATTGGGAATATTTGGATAATGATATTTGTTTAGATTGTGAGACAGCATATCGAGATATTGAAGAAATTCAGGATTGTCCAGAATGTGAATATTTGCTGGATGTAGATGGGGATTGTCAAGCATGTGGCTGGTCAAAGCAAAAGGAATTTGATTATATCGAATGTGATGGCGCACACGAAAAATTGGTTGGCGATTGGAAGAGAGATGAAGAAGGAATTTATTTTCATGATGAGAATGGTGAATTTGCTGGAATTCTTCGTGAATTTACAATTCAAGTTATTTGGAGTAAAACTACGGCTCGTGGAAATCTTTGTTCACCGTGTTTTCCGGGGCAAGTCGACGCGGATTCGACTGGAAATTTCTTGTATTTTTCACTTCCAGATTATCTAATTTATAAGGATGAAAAACCCTGTGAGCCAATGGATAATCCAGAAGATGGTGCAGAAAGTGGATGGGAAGAATGAAATTAATCAAAGGCGTTTTACACTTAGAAGAATCGGATAGCACTCGTTGCAATATTGTCATGAATGAAAAATTTATGGTCGCCGTAATTCTGACCAGCGAAGGTTTTATTTTCGATATTTATGATAATAATGGCGATGAGTTAATTGATACTACTTCAATTGCTTTTAGTGACAAAAGTAATTTTTTTGATGAAGATGATAATTCTCATCGGTATCAATCAGGATACTGCAATAACTGTGCTGGAAGTTGTCAATATGACGGAAACGGTAATTTTACTGGCGACACCGCAGAATTTGATGAAGAAGAAGCGAGATACGGATAAATAAAATCAAGGGGGATTAATAAAAATCCATGAAAGATTAGTTTCATGGATTTTTATTAGTCAAAATCTATAAGGAGAAGTTATGAACGATATCAAAAAGCCTTTATCGGAGTTATTGTTTCAAGTTGCATTAAAAAGAACAACTGCAAGCGCATCTCTATCGTCATATGAAATTCTTGGTGGAAATAATCAGAAAAAACTATCTGAGTTGAGAAAGTCCGAATTTGAATATGCCGTCAGGGAATTGCGTGAATTGTTGGCTTATGTTGAACAGAAAATAAAACATATGGAGAATGAATTATGAAACAAGGCGACATCGAATTAATAAGTGTTTATGAAAGAATGGGTTCTTTTAGAGAATTGACGTGCAGTACACCAGTTGGAATTGCAAAGATAAAGATTGGCAAAAAATATATCTATCTAATTCCTCGTGGATATGATTATAACTGTGAAGGTGGACATGATATTGAGCAAATTTCACAGGAAAAGTTTGATGAGTTATATTCAAACATAAAAATAGATGTTTTTTATTAGGAGAATAAAATGTTTAGAGTAAGATTTTATTTTGGTGATAGGGATTACGATGGAAAAATTGTTCGAGTGAAATCAATTTCATTTACGAATAATAATGACGGAAGAGTCGTAACCGAATCTGGCGAAATTTGGAATAATCCAAAAGATTTTGTAATCTTGGAGCCAGTAAAAGTATCATATGATGTTTTTTCAAAACGATTAGAAATTACAGGAGAATAAAAATGAATACACAATATATCAAGAAACAGGCAATTGCAAAACAACTAGGGGAAATTATGGAGAACGCATGTAAATATTCTCCAACCACTCCGGCTAAATATGGAAATATTGAGCCTGATACAAATGCTCTAGCTAATTTCATTCTGAAAATTGCACATCTTACTTGGTTGCATTTTCTAGATGAATTAACAGAAGCAGAAGTTATGGAAGCTTATGATTTTTGCTATAAAGTTGGATATAGTGTGGGTCATGTTCTTTCTCAGGGAACCACTGGGACTTGGGGTGTTCGATTATCTGATTTGGATAATATTTTAGAAATTTTACGAATTGAAGATTTTGAAACTGTTGGATATCATGACACAATCATCGTGTTAGATAAGTATGAAATGAAAATTGATACCATAAAGATTAATGCAAACTGGGTTTGGGTTGAAGGAGAAATTACAAACGAATTTGGATATGTTGAAAAATTTCCCGTTGATTTTAGCTGGAAAGAAATTTATAATCTGAAGAAGGTATAATGATTGAACATCTACATATGAAAACTTCATATGTAGTTTTGAGTTATTATATTATCATAAGGAGAAAAACATGGATAAAACATCATACTTTTATAAGGTTGTGGCTTTTTTGAAAGATAAAACATATGAACATCGAACTTGGATTTTTCATAGCACAGATACTTTAGATGTATTTGCTAATAATGTTACATATATTATGCCGGAATATACCATTGATTTTATCCGCGAAATTGAATATCGCAATATGGAAATTGTTGATTTTTGGGATGGTGGAGAATGATTAAAAATACATACCCAAATGGAAGAGTTGATATTGTCAATGGAAATTCTGTTGTTGAATTACATCCTGATAACCATATTTTCTTCTGCTATTATGATGAGCAATATGAAGAAGGTGAAAATGAATATGGTTTTCGATATGATTTGTTGTCACATGTTGGTGAATTATGGAAAAAAGAAATCGATGAGATTATTTTTTCTTTTGACATTGAGTTGGGGGAATTTGAAGATGAGCATAACTTCTATAATACATGGATTAGTTTCAACAATAATTCTTTGGAGGCATCATGAAAATCGGTGAATACACTTTCCTTGAAGGCGATAGAATAACAATTTCCAAGTATACTTTTGAGATTAGGCGTGGAAATTTGATGCTTGAAGTGCGTTCAGCAAAAGGCAATGTTGCATATGTTGGTTTTGACAAAGGGATTTTTATTTTATTGTTGGATAACATACAACATGGCTGGACGATAAAACATAAGGCTTAGTATGATTGAACATATTCCCATGAGATTTGACTCGTGGGAATATTTGAGTTATACTAGAAACTATTATATTTTATAAGGAGAATGAAAATGTCAGAAATAAAAGATTTTGAAATATATATTGATGATGACGGATATACTTGTTTTACTTCTAGTAATGGAAATGTGTGGTGGACTCTTCATTATAGGGGTTGGGAAGCATATTTACCAAAGGAAGATGTTCCATGCTTTAGCACTATGGAACATTCACTTCCAACAGAAAAAGAAATAAGAATTGTGGCAAAATTATATAATACAAAATTGAAAAACGAAGGAAAATAAAATGGCAAAATATAAATTGATGTGCATGAGTTTTGATGGCGATTACGTTATTGAACGTGAATTATTTGACAGCATCAACAATGCTTGGAGTTATTCAAATGATTTGGGTTCCAAGTGGTTTTTCTATCCCTTTCATTTTGTTGTAACCGAGAGTGAAAAAACAATTGCAGGTAGTTTTGATGGTGTGCATTTCAATGGATTACGTGTGAAAACAGTTACAAAAATTTTCGAGAAATTATCCAAACTTCCTGAGAATGAAAACTGTGATGTTGATGATTTTGTTTTTCAATTGAGCATGAGTGTTGAAAACTAAAGGAGAATAATATGCCTACAATTAAACAATATACTACATGGAAATTTGAAGAAGCGGATGATGATTTGAAAGAAAAAATTTATGACAGATATCGAACCTTTAATGTTGAAGATGATTGGTGGTATGATTATGATTGCAAAACGGGATTTTCATCTGGGGAATTTGAACGGATGGGAATTGAAATTGGAGCGCCTAACACTGATGATTTATTAAGTTATAAGAAATTGTATTTCTCGATTGATAGAGAATGGTATATCCAGTTTGTTGATGCGGAATTTGTTGATGAAGATATTGCTCGTAAATTCCTAAAAATTCCGAAGGAAATTTGGGATATGGCTAATATTAAGATTGATGATTGTCCATCCAGAGAACGAAACACAAAGTTGGAATATGATTTTGAAGGCTATGAATACAATGAAGATTATGATGGCTATTCGGATGAAGAAATATTGGAATTGAATAGAAAGGCGGAGCAAATTTTAGATGATGCCGTGGAAATCTTTGATGACAAAATGGAAGAGGCATTGAAAGATTTGCGAAGCGTCTACGAGTATCAATGTAGCGATGAGGCGATTGCGAATACTATGATTGCAAATGATTATGATTTCAATGAACACGGAAAAATTAGTTGATGTAGGATAATTGAACATCTGTAAATAAGATTATTTCTTATTTACAGTTTTGAGTTATTCTAATATATTTATAAGGAGAAAATCATGCGAAAAGATGTATCATACAGCATTTTACTCTCTACGGGGTTTAGAGTAGATTGCAAAGGTAAAAGAATTTCACAAGCCATGAAAAATTGTGCGAAACAATATCCACATATTGTTTCTGAAATGACTCCATCATTCCTGACTTATATCCATGGGGTTTCATCGTATGGGTTTAGGCAAACAGAAGAAAGCAGAAAAACTTTGAAGTCCATCCAAAAATCCAGTTTTCAAAAGGAGAAAATTATGAAATGCCCTGAATGTGAAGAAAAATTAGAAACGGTAAATGTTGTTACATTATGTTCTCGTCCCGCCACAGTGGATGAAAATGGAAAAGTTGTAGATTACGAAGCCGTGGATTGGTACGGAGAAGATACGATAGAAATCATTTGCCCACATTGTTTTTCCGATATCACCAGCGTTATTAAGGAAATTTAATCATGATTGTACAATTGAATATTGTAACAGGACATTGCAAAGTAACAAAAGAATCGTCCGACATTAAAAAATATAAAAACGGTGGATATGCTCTTCCAGAATCCACGTTCCTGTATGATGTCATGAATTGTTTGAAGTTGCAGGGATTTGATGTAATCAAAAAGCGAATGTGGAAAGATGGTCATATGGTTGATGACACTCAGCAATATATTCGCTCAAGAAAAATGAGCAATGATATGATGATGATTTATAATTCAAATTATGCAATTGAAGACGCTGGACTTGAATTCAATAAAATAAAAGTTGGTGAATCATATACACTGAGATTGAGCTAAGGAGAAAATGCAATGGGAAAAACTTGGATTGATACAGTGCATGGAAATTATATTAAATTTGAGCAATTAGAGTATTGGGATAAAATGTATAATTTAGTTGAACGGTTGGGTTACTCGTCGGCAAAATCCTTATGGCTTGATAATCCTTTGGTTGGAGGAGGTGAAAATTCAGAAGATTTTGGAATTCCAACAATTGAAGAATTGGTGGATATGATACTCCCCTACTATAAACAAGCCATCTTTTTTACTGAGGACGTGAATAGTGAATATGAATGGAATGGCGCTGAATTTTCAATAGAAGCTGAAACAAAAATGTTTGGTGACATCCGCGTATTCATAGAATGCATTGAAAATATTCGAGATGTTCTTGAAAAATCAGGAATGGATTTTGAGTTATTCGCCCATGATTTTTGGTTGACGAGAAATAATCATGGCGCTGGATTTTGGGACAGTCCTGAAATCTGGGGTGAGTATGGTGACGCACTCACGGAAATTGCACACAGACAAGGGGAATTATGTGCGTATGTTCAAGATGGCTTGATTTATTTTGAATAATTAACTTATGTATTCCGAAGCTTGACAACTTCGGAATACTCATGGTACAATTATTTGATAAATTCATAAGGAGAAAATATGGATATTAATACAGTAAAACAAGCACAAACAGCAGGGGAAGCGCGTGATTATGCAATTGAATGGCAACACTGGATAAATGACCAAGAATTATCTTATGGCGAAATTGCAGATTGGCACTCCGTATTTGAAAAACTTGCAAAGAAATTTGACTTGGTAGAAGAATTTGTGGAAAATGCCATCATCTCAGACTCAGAAAGTTTGACCGATGCCCAAATTGAACGACAAGATTTTGTTGATGGTCAAATTTTCGAAATGATTGAAAATGTTTTAGGTAGCAATATTGATTGGGATATAAATCCAATCGCAGAAATTAGGGATATTATTTTTAGGTATTATGTGCTCAATAGCGATATTGACGAAATGGAATTTTATCCATATATCAAGATGGATGAAGAAGATAGCCTTGATACGGATTGGTGCGATTTTTGTGATATGAGCACAACTTCGGACGAAATGGGAAATTGTATCATGTGTGGAAATGAAACTCAAAAAGGATAAAGGATAAATAATATGACTAACTATTGGGAAAAACCTGTTGTTGATGAACAAGAATCCTATGTAACTGTGGTTATTATTAAAAATAACATTGGAGACCAAAGATTTGATAGCCTTGTTGGTAAACGTGGAACGATAGAATATGAATATACCGGGGAACACTATATGGTAATCATTGATGGATTCGAATATATGTGTCACAAATCTGAAATTGAAGTTGTAGATGTATAATAAAAACTTATATCAAGGAGAATTATAAAATGCCTATTACTATTGATGTGGAACCAACTTGGGTTGAACTTTGTAACATGGTAAAAAATACTTCAAATCAAAGCGCAGTAAGAAAACTGGTGGATGAGTTGAAGCCCGCCGCAAAAGTTGCTGATATTGTTCGTCAGGCACAAAAATCAGGAGCAAAATCGGTGACATTTACTTTCGATGAAGGTGGTGTTTCATATGATGTTAAGACAGACAATAAGTTTACCGTTGGAATGTGTGTTATTGTAACTCCACAGCCTAATGATGAATTTTTTCAATTTGGAGGAACAATTGTTTCATTCCGTGGAAAGTGGATTTCTGTCGTAGACCAAGACGACAATGTGTGGGATGTTTACGAATCTCAACTTGAGGTGAATGAATAATGAAAACTAGATATTTTCTAAATACTTTGACCGGAGAAACTTTTATACATACAGATAGAGAAGGTTCTCCTTTGAATGCGCCATATTTTACTCCGTTTCAATATCCAAGGATTGGAGCCGATGGTTTTACAGAAGTTACTCATGATTTATATGTAATATTGGATAAGGTTTATGCACAAGGTTTTGTGGATGGTGTTCAAGACGAAATTACGACTAATGAATGCGAAGGTCGCGTAATTAAATTAGAAGAATATGATTACGACAGAAGTGACGATTTTGCGTTTTGTAAGCACGGTGAACGACCTGAAAATTGTGATTTTTGTAACCCACAATAATAATTAGTTTTATAAGCCTATGTATATTCTACCATTTTGTGGTAGAATATACTCATGGTTATATAAAAAATATATTTTCAAAAAGGATGAAAAAATGAGTGTCAAATATCTGAAGATTCGTTTTTGGAACAATAATCATTGGTCGGCGTGGCAAACATTCAAGACATCTGAATTCGATGAAAGTTTGCTTGGTGATTTGGAATATGAAATTACATACTTGGGTTCATGGAAGATTAAGGAGAAATAATATGACAGTAAATAAAGGCGACAGATTAATCAAGGGTGTTTGGATGGATGGTTTTTCAATTGAATGCAAATCATACGGAGGTCGTTATAGCCAGAAAGAAATCAAAGAAGAACTAAAGAAACGTAATATCAAGTACAACACATCTGAGGCTTACACAATTTATGTTGGACATTGGGGAATTTATATTGAATCTCGATATTCTGAGATGATTTCAGATTGGTTGTTTGGTGGTTTGTGGGATTTACCAGAGAAACCAGTGGAAAATAATGAGTGGATTGCTATGCAAAAGAAAAACAAGGAAAAAAAATAACATGTTGAAATTATGGAAATGCACCTACGTTTTGAATCCGGATTATGGTTCTTCGTCAAAGGTTATTGATTATATGTGGTCGGAAAATTATCCTGAAGTCGTGGGAAATTATTGGCTACACTTATTTGATTGTTGCGTTGTTTTTATCTCATGTGAAGAAGTTATTCCATACGAAGGAATGATTATAAACACAAAAATCACAGATATCAACGAAGTAGAGGAATAAAAAATGAAGACAATCATTCTGAATGAAGAAAGATTACTCGATGCTATGACTAAATTCCTTACGGAATGTGACACAGATGAGTTTGCAAGAATTGCTGGAGAGTTCTTTGGAGCAAACGTTGAATTTATCGGTGTACAGCGCGGAGCATATTTTTTAGAGGAAGAACAATATGAGTTTACTCCGAATGAAAATTACTGGGGGGAATTTGGTGAATTAGAAAACGAAGTCGTAGAATAATTGAATATGCACACATAAGATATCTTATGTGTGTTCTTGAGTTATTCTATAAAAACAATAAGGAGCAACCATGAAAAAATTTGTTATTGAATATAAATTTATGAATAAAGAATACGATGTAATCTGGAAGGGTGAAGATGTTGGAGACGCCCTAGATATTTTTTGGAGTTCTTTTGATTGGCGTGAAAAACAACACATTACAGATGTTAGAATTTATGATTTGGTTGAACGTATTTGTGAAACCGAATATTATCATGGAGTAAAATAATAGCATATCAAAAAAGATACAAGTTTTATGAAATGTTGAAGATGGTTATTGAAGAAAAGAGGAAGTTCAGACTCCCCCATTGGGACTATAAAGAATGTGTATGGCTTGAACGTAGTGGATTTTTAGAAACTTTCGTTTTGACCAATGAAAGTTACAGATTGCAGAACGATGAAATTCAAGGATGTGTCGCAATTCCATATATTCCAAATCGATTTGAACTCATGTCGCCCGAATGGGTAGAAGTGGAGTAATCATGTATTATGTAACTATATATCTAATTGATAGAGCTTACGGTGGAGCACATGAAGGGGGTTGGTGGTATACCTACGGCGAACCGATTGAATCAGAATTGAATAAAGTTTGTATCAACAAAGGTTTTGCTCGAAGATATTTTGATAAAGTAGAAATGATTGTCAAGGAGTGGAATAAAGGTCGCCGTGATATTTATTCGGTGTTGTCAGAAGGAATTTACGAAGTAAAACTTGAAAGATTTCCACCCGTTCCGTTTCCAAAGGAGAGACCACACTATGAATGAGATTATTGAAGTAAAGATAAAATTTTCGAATAACAATTCAAGATGGGAAGATGTGCCAGTATCTTTTGAAGTTTATGAATTCTCATCCTCGACAATTGGACAAATAAAGAAATTGCTTTCCTGTCAATTTGTACGTGAAATTAGGTGGAATTATAAAGGAAGTTTACAGGGGCATTATTATAGCCAAGTAGAATGGGTATCAGAATATGAATAACGTACTTTGTATTTATTGCGGTGAAACAACATACCCAGAAGCATATAATACACCAGATGAAGATGTGTTGGGTAGAATTTGTAACGGATGTGGAAAATCTTTCTCTGTGACGGATATGTGGCAATCGTTGGGTGATATTCCAGTTGATGATGATGGAATGATTGAGGTTCCATATCTTCATTTTGAAATTGGAACTGACCGAGAAGAAATTTGGCATTGGTTTGAAGAAACCTTCGATATTTCAATTTATATTCTTATGTTCAACAAGGAGAACAAATAAAATGACAACTTTACCCACCTTTTCAACTTATGGTAATTATTCGAGCGATAACTATGGCGCTCATGCAATAAAAATCGACATGGGTATTTTCGAATTATATTATTCATATCAAACAATCGTTGCTTTTTATGACCCAGAGTTTGGCTTGGTCGTATCTGAAAATTGTTGGAAAACCACCACGGGAAAGCACCTGAACGCCATCGAGCCAAACAAAAAACTCCGTCTTGCTCGGACGGAGTTTGAGAAACAATTACAACTTATGCTGGATTTGCGTATCAACAAGCAAGTTGATGTGCAACCTGCATCATAGGTAGATTACGAGCAGGTATGTAAGAAGTTATCTTATTCATTTCTTTATAAAGAAGAGTGGATAAGATAACAATAAAAGCTAATAAGTCAATCTTTATAACTTATTGGTTTTTATTGTTTATTATCTTTTTTCGATAACAAACAAATGAGTCTTACGTGATAAAACTATATACTTTAAAAACTTTAATTATCTTAAGCGTTGTCCGGCGTGGTGTAGTGAATTATACCAGCTTACTTTGGGAAAGTCAAACTATGTCTTACTGGAGGTCATACCAAGGAACATCATCTATAAACACTTGTTACTTATGGGGTGTCATGCCCCCTATCGTATTGAACAGTCACCTAAAAGGAGTGAACTTTATGGCATCAACAATCTTGAAAAGCAAGAGCGAGTTGGCGGGGGAGATTCCAATTTCAACAGTAATAGAAAGTTTGTTTTCTCAACCTAGGATTATCGGTCTATGTTCTGATGTATCTCAGGGAAAGAGCAATCTTTTATATTACATCATAGATTATCTAAAGAATAATCATGGCTTCACTAGGGAAAATTTATATTCATATGCTTTACCGATTTGGCTAGGGGAACAGAAAATTTATTCAGTTGAAGAATTAGAGTTGATTGAAAATAGTATCATCATTATTGACGAGTTCTTCTTGTTTCTAGATTTGGATGATAGGAAACGCGTGAAGCAATTGAAGGTTATGTTACAGCGTATCAAGCACTCGAATAATGTTTTGATTTTGTCTGGTTTGGCTGACAACTTCAATAAGTTTATTTCTTCACAGTTAGAAATCAAGATTTATAAGCAGACGACTATCAAGAATTTGATAAATGGAAGTCCCATGAAAGATGCTATTGTTTCATACAACGGCAGGGAGAAAGGTAGCACGGTTCTAAAATTGGGCAAGGAACAGGCGCTAATTCATGGTCTTGGAAACGCTTCACACTATGATTTGGTCAATATTCCTTACATGAAAGAATATGATATCAAGCGGAATTTGCCCGATATTCTCACCGGAGAACTTAGAAAATAAAAATTGTGCAAAAATTGTGCAATAAGTGTTCCGCAAAATGTGCAAGTAGTGTACCATAAAGCGTTCCGAATAATGTACCAGTTTGACACGGGACATGAGCCATGGTACAATTAACATAATTTTATATAGGAGACAGCCATGAACAGTGAAGAATTCGCAGAAAAAATGAAATTCGATACCAAGAATTGGTTTTATCGTGGTGTTGGTCATCGTCGTGATGATAACGAGATTATTTCTTATCTTGAAGGTGTGGAAAGTGCCACCCTTCAAGCTCTTGAAGCACTTGGAAAATACTCCATTGCGGTATATCAAGCCAATACAATTGGTGGAGTTTTAGATGATTATATTTATAACGAATTACTTGAAATGAAAGAGGATGAAAATGCTTAATCCAAAATCAAATAATGATGATGATAAAATAATGGCTGTTCTTGAGTATTACTTATCTTTACATGAAGCCAGAGAGATTTTTTCTATGATTGTCAAAGATTATTACAGCGTTGAGGAAGTCCAACAACGACTACAAGAATTTCGAGAAGGAGAAGAGGAATAACATGAAAATTAGCGTAAACAAACCAGAGGCAAAAGGCGAAGTTGAACTTGAAGAAAATCCATATGGTGTCACAGTAAAAGTAAATGGAAGAACCGTTGTGACCATTGACTTGTTTTATCTTTCGGACGAAGCATTATTCACTGATTTGAACCTTGGTGAATATTATGACGAATCCGAGATTGAAGATGGTATTGCAATCAGGGGAAATATAGGAGATGACGGAAACATTCGTCGTGTTGTTGTGCTCCCTCTCGAAAAGGATGAAAAATGATTAGCGATGTGGTAATTCCGGCTTATTGTTTTGCTCTTGATAATCGAACAATCAATCCTCTCACTAAAAAAGGAGAAGTCATCAAGGTCGTGGCTTTGGAAACTGGTTTTCGCAGAAAACCTTCTGGGTTATTGTATGAAGAAAGATTTTTAACTCAGGATGAAGTTGATGAATTGAATTTATCTCGGCTTGAGATTACAAGAGCAATGTCCAGAGCCATGTATGATTCATCCATGTTTGGATGGCATTTATATCAAGATTCTCTTCAACGATATATTAAATCTTATGAAACAAACAAGGAGATTAAATAATGACACGTCATATTTTTCCCGCCGGAACATATTATGTTGGAGATTTGTGCTATGCCGTAAGTGACGATGATTGGAGCAAGTTAATTGATGATACAGGTTGTTTTGGATTGAATTCAAGTAAGGTAGTTGATGTTGAAAAATTTGATGACGGAGTTTTTTATCATCAAAATAAGAAGTGTTTTATTGCAGGAACAAAACATGGTGACGGAAGTTATTTTGACCGCAACAATGAAGTTTATTATGTAGATAGCGGTTCTCTTGGTGTTATGCCTCTTGATGTTTGCAATGGAACATCTATGAATGGTGGTCAAACTCATACGTTCAAGGAAGAATTTGAAGTGTGGGAAAACGATGGAAATTTGCATTTTGATAATAATTGTATCGTCACCAATAACGACGATGAAGACGAATACGAAGAACAAGAAGATTCACTCTGCGAAGATTGTGGATATTTCTTTGAAGATTGTGAATGCGAAGATAGGGAATAAAAATGGAAAAATTTATTGTTACTTTTAGTAGAGGTAGTGGAAATTGCTATGACGAAGAGGTGCGTTATTTTGAGGCGGAAAATATTGAAGCTGTAGCAGAAGCAGTTGGAAACTACAAAGAAAAATATCTTCCGAATTGGCAAGATTATATTTCTCAGGTTGGAACAGCATTGGATGAGTTCGGTTCCGAATACGTTTCGGCATCTTACGGATAATATGATTGCATGTAGTTCATGAAATGAAAGTTTCATGAACTACGAGCAGTTATTTTATATAGATAAAAATAAAAAAGGAGAAGCGTTATGAAGTTTTTAGCATTTATATCTGCACCGATGGTTGTTCGAGACGAACAGGGGAAATTTGAAGAGATTAGATATTTGGAAGCTCAAAATATCGAAGAAGCAGACAGGATTATTTTGGCATACAAGGGACAATACTTGGATGAATCTTATAGTTTTTTTATTCTTCCTATGGATGAGTTGGATGATTTCAATTCGTGCCTTGTTACCGCATCATTCAAAAGATTTGAACTTACATATACCAACCCCATTTAAAAGGATAAAACATGAACACAAAAAACCAGATTAAACTTCCAGATGATACGGAAAAAATTGAATACAGATATGAAAACGGAAATACCGATAATAAAATTGTAACTACAATTTATTATGGCTGTGATTGCCAGTGGAAAATCGTTTGGGATGACATCTCACAAGGAATGATAAATGAGATGTATAATATTTGTCTTTGTGATGAACACGACCCCACCATTTCTTTTATTGAACCGAGAAAATAATATGAAAAATAAAAGATTGTTTTTTGTGAAAATCAAAGATTGTTCCAGCGAATATTATTGGTATTCTAATTGTGTTGGATATATCTTCTTAGTTTCAAATGATAAGCACGATAGAAAGAAGTATGAGTTGGCAAGTGGTGGAGCTTGGCTCGACAAGAAAGATTGTGTCCATGTCAGTATTTCGGCTATGGATAGTAGTGGAAATTTAACTCATTTTGACATGTTTAAGCCTAAAAAATGAGGATATTTGACAGCTTCGTTTATGTCATGGTATAATTATGTATGATTATTCAAAAGGAGATGTGACATGACATACGCCATATTATATAGTTACATGGATTCAGCGGGTAGAATGTGTAACGACTGGAGTTTTTCATCATCGGAAGATGATGTTCTTCGAAAAATAAAAAACCTAAGTCATACAAAAACCTGCCTTTATATAAATAACATTATTCAATATCCAGATGACAATGACGCTGTTTACCACCTAAGTTTTGATGAAAGCGGCGAATTAATAAAAGAGGCACAAAATATATGAAAGCAATATTAGCCGAAGATTTTCACGATATACAATTTTCAGTGACAGTAACAGGCGTTGAATGCGTATGTGTCTGTGGAAGAATTTTCTGGGCGTGTATCGGATGTTTATTGAATGGACAAATAAAATTTTGTCCAGATTGTGAACCACAGGAGGAAAAATCAAAGCTATCATAGAAAGTGATTGAGTTTATAAAATTTATATGAATAAAAACAAAAAAACACAAGAAGAATTTGAACTTCAAGTTTTTTATATGTACGGCGATGAATATTTGGTGTTAGGGGAATATAAATCGAACAAGAAAAAAATTGAGATTTTTCATAAAAAATGTAAAATTTCTTGGCACATAACTCCAAATAACTTTCTTCGTAGACACGGATGCCCGAACTGTTCCGGTCTCACTAAAAAAACAACTGAAATTTTTAAATCCGAAATAAAAAATGTACACGGAGATGAATATTCTGTTGTTGATGAATACAAAGGCAGAATAAAAAAAATAAAAATACAACATAATAAATGTGGATTTATTTTTTCCATGACGCCGAAGAACGTTTTAGATGGGCATGGATGTCCGGAGTGTGCCAGAAATAAGACTGAATCAAAACTAGCAAAAGAATTAAAGGAGTATTTTTCTTCTAATTATAGCGCCATATCAGAATATAGAGAATTAAATAGTCCAACCAGCGGAAAATCTATGCCGTATGATATTTATATTCCTGAGTACAAGATTTATGTTGAAGTTCAAGGTCAGCAACACTATAAAGAATATGACGGTTACTATAAGGGAGAGTTTAAAAAAATACAAAAAAGAGACCAGATAAAAAAGAAACATGCTCAAGCAAACGGGATTTACGTAGCAATAGATATTAGAAAGTATGATTTTAAAAAATCCGTAGAATTTATTGAAGGCACAATAAAAAATCAACTAGGAAAAACAATAAATGAAAAATAACTTTAATGAAAAAAGACAAAACAATGTATTACCAAGGGTTGGCGAAAAAACAATGAGTAATAATTCTACGCAGAATCAACCCATGAGCAAATTGGACGACTTTAAGAAAGCTTTGTACGAGATGTTTTGGAAGACGCCATATGAAAAGCTTGAGACAATTGTTGAAGTAATTCTTCTTTTGGCTGGTGGATTGAGAACAATTGATTTTATGCAGACCATGGGGCAAAGTGCTCTGATGAGTATTTTTGGACTGGCTTATGCGGAACTTTTGATTCTTGTTTGGGAGGCATTGGGGTATCGTGGAAAATCTGTAAAAGTTGACACCAGATTTTTTTGGGAAAAGATTCCGATAAAAAGATTTCCTTTCTTTAATCAAAAATCAATAGCAAGAGCCGGACTTGTTCTTCATTTGCTAATGGCTATGATATTTACAACATCTGATGTGATTCTTACAAACCTGAAGGCAATTACTGGTTCTACAAACATAGAGCAATCTTTCGGATGGATTTTGGGTTTCGGAATCGGAATTGCTTTTGCTTTAGACTTGGTTTTTCTTCTGATATATAAAAACACAGACCCAGAATTCAAGCATAAATCTCAGATGGAACAACTTAGCTATGAAATTATTGCCGCAAATTTTGAACTGGAAAAAGTAGAGAAGATTCAAGAAATTGAATATAGAAAGAAAAATGCAACTCCTCTTGCTCAAACTCGTGCAAAACTAGGGATGCAAAGAGATTTGTTACAGGAATTTGGTGAAACTCTCGGTGAAGATTTTGTCACTTCTCAGCTTGAACATGTTGACCTCTCCGTAAACGAAAGACCGGAAAAACCACGTGAAAATTTACATCCGGCTCCAGTTCCGAATAAATCCGGAAAAGATGAACGACAGGATAGATTCCTAAAAGAACGAGAGATGAGAATGGGAATGAATAGAAAACCAGAGATTCCCGTTAGTCTTTCGAATGAAAACAAATCAGAAAAAACTCCACTGGAGAAAAAGGAAAATTTTCCGATTCCTCGCCAGCAAAATCCTCCGTTTCCGAAGAAGTAGATATCGCTAAATTTATTCCCTACGTCATAAATAAAAAAATAAAAACAACAAAAAGTTTGAAGATAAATTCCATAAGAAAACCCGTGAAAGAAAGACCGGAATTCAGGGCTAAAGGGGGGAAACTACAATCCGTAGTTTTCAGGGAAGCCAACAAAGGTCGTGCTCAAACTAGGCACATCGGGAAGAAAACAAAGGAATTTAAATTTTACAAGAGGTCTTATGAAATGGGAATATTTAATTCAGCGGATTCAAGGAGAAAAAATGCTAAAAAACGAAAAGTTTAAAAACGAAGAAGAAACCTCTGATAGCGAGGCAGAGGAAACTTTTGACCCAGAAACAGATGATGTTTTACTGGCAAGAATGTATGATTTATGCCTAGCAATTGACCAGAAAACAATTCAAATAAATGAAGTTGAAGATGTCGACGGGGTAAATATGATTGTTATCATATTGAAAAACACAAAATACAGTGGAGAAAAAGGATTTGAAAAAATTACATAAAAAATTATTGCCAATATTGTTGCCAATTCTTTTTGTTTTTTCCACGCTTGCCTGTGTTTTACCAGTAAGTCCAGTTCCAGTGCCAACACAATTGCCAACAATTCAAAATACACCTCAGCAATTGCCAACACAATTGCCAACAGATGTGGATTTGGATTGTGAAACAATGGAAACCTCTGGGATTTTGGGAGTTGTTTCTGCTTCTCCGGATGGTGGTTTGAATATTAGAGACCTGCCCTTGGAATCTGGTGGAAAAATAACATCCACAATTTCAGATGGAACCGTGGTGGAAATTTTTTCATCTGTTGGAAATAACTGGAATATGGTCAGATTCACAGATAAAAATGGAAAAATAATGTGTGGATTTGCAAAAATGAACTATATTATATACAAATAAATAATGCCAACAAAAATGCCAACGGTTTCAACTGTTGGCATTTTTTGTTTAATTTGACATCTTTTTTGAAAGATGATATAATTTACTTAGATTTGAGAAAGAAAATTATTTTTTTGAAACAGGAGAAACCATGGAGTTCGATAAGAATACCAAGATTTATGTAGCCGGAAATTATATTTCCGATTTTACTACAAAAGCGGTTCCACCGCCAAACATTTCATATTATTGTGTGCCAAGCAACTCTATAAAATGGAGTTTTAGCAAACCCGAATCGGATGGCGTAGTTGAAATGCCAAAAATAAAAAAAATTATTGTTTATAACAATCGAGCTACGGTTGTTTTCTGGAAAGATGGAACTCAGACTAAAGTTGTCATTGGAAAAAATGAAATTTATGACGAGGAAAAAGCTGTTGCCATGGCTATTGCAAAAAGATATCACGGGTCATACGATAGATTTTCACGCTCTCTTTCCCGTGTCAAACACGTGCAAAAATGAACAATAAAAAAGAATACATTGAAAAGATAAAAAGAGAAATTCAAAGAAGCAAGGATGAGAATAAGAAAATCTTATGGGCTGATTTTACACTATCTAAAGATGAAAAAAACGCAATAGTTTTGGAGTTTGAAAATGATTACGATGTAGATGTATTGTCGTGTCATAGTTGCAAAGGATATGACGTTTATATTCAGGAAAAATAATCAGAGGATATTCAAATGAAGCCCAACAAAAAGAACAAAAAACACCTCACTTGTCCGAATTGTAAGAAACATCTAAAGCACACGTCTGTATACAGATGTCCATACTGCTTGGAGATTATCGACCTTGTGTTGCCAAGCACCATTGAGGATGATGAAGACAACGAAGACGTGGAAATCGAATACGAAGACCAATAGACACTCCACCGACAGGCGACCAATATTGGTCGCCTGTCGTGCTTTAAGGGCTATATCCAGCCTTACTGTGGTCGCTGGTGAGTATCCATGGAACACATCAGCTATTACGCGCATCCAGTTTGAATATTGCTACTTGACAAATGATTATATCTTATGGTATAATTAGTTATTGTTTATGAGATGAATATTTGATACTCACACAGGAGAAAACACATGACGGTCAATAACTTCGGAAATCGTTTAGCTATTCGTGAAGATAAGAACGGTCAGGCATGGCATAAGCTCGGTGGTTTTAGCGGGGAAAAATCTGCAATTTTAGCAATGGAAAGTTTTTCAGACGGAATTCCTGTTTTCAAAAAGGAACCCACTTTCTTTTTGTCAGAAGAAAATGAATATGAACAAACCGGAGATTTTGCAATCATTCGTCTTCCAGTAAAAGACGACAATTACACCAGAGTAATTGGATATTGCACAAAAGGATATCATGTTGTGCAAGCTGAAGATATTGGAAAAGCATTCGATGAAAAAGTTGGAAAGCCAATCGAAACAATTGGATTTCTTGGCAAGGGAGAAAGAATGTTCCTGACTTGGGAAATGCCAAAGTCCATTATGGTCGGCGGAAAAGACGAGGTAAAATTATTTGGAACGGTTTTAGCTGGATTTGATGCAAAAGTGGCAATTAGTCTATCTCTTCTTTCGTGGCGCGTTGTTTGTGAAAACACATTCAACATGGCGAATAATTTCAATCGTGCAAATAAACGCGGAAAGAAAAATAATCTCGGTGAATCTTCTGTTTGGGTTGGTCGTCATAATTCCCCAAATATTCTTCGTGATTTATCCGCTTGGATGGGTCATGTTCAAAATGAAAGCGAAGCGCAAATGGGGCTGGCGGAAAATTTGTTCAATAAATTACAGGCAACTCCGGTTGATAGCGCCAAGGTTTTACGCAGTTTGATTGAGCAAATTTATCCTACTCCGGCAGAACTTGGTTCGTATCCTGCTGAACTTCGCGCAAAGAAAGAAGAAGAACTTTCCAAGAAATTTGAAAAAGCAATCGAAGACCAGCGCCAGATTGAATATTTGTTCGGCGGTGGAGATAAAACCACAAGTGGAGCAACAGCTTGGGATTTATTCAACAATGTGTCCTTCTACGAAAATCATTTGCGCGAATCGAAAAAGGATACCAGCAACTCAATCATGTTTGGAAATCGCTCAACTCAAATGAACTACGCTATGGCTGTGTTGAATGATTTTTCCAATGACAAGTAACATCGGAGACAACAACAAATGGACACTGGAATAAATATTGTAAGAAATTCAAAGGGGTTATTTTATACAAAAAATGACCTGAAAAAAATGAGGCAGATATCTCTTCCGTACAACGGAAATTCTAATGACGACATTTTTTTTGATAATAAAGAAATTATCGCTTTCATAGTTTCCATATATCAACAATCGCCAAACGAATTTCCACATATCTCTATCAATCGAGTTTATTTCAATAAAAACAACACGATGATTATTGTTCCGAATGTTACAGGATAAAATATGGAAACCAGACAAATAGAAAAACTTCTCAGGGAAATTCGCCGTAGTGAAAATGTTCTTTCCAATACAAAGGAAATTCTTTCACATATCTCAGATTTGAGATATCACGCAGAATCAGGAAAGGATTTGGAACCAAGTGTAAGAAAAGCATTAGATAAAGATGCATCACACTGGTACGATGAATTGTTTTTTGCTGTTGAAGCCTTTATAAAATCGATTGATTATAGGATAGAAGACTGATGAAAAAACTACCTATACTACAAGGGGGGCTCGATTCTCTGTGCGGAATATATTCTATTTGTAATAGTTATAGAATAGTAAAAAATGCATCTGATGAATATGTGGATGATTTATTTGATAAAATTATTGTACACTTATCCAAGAAGAAAATTCTCAAGAGCGTTTTACTTGGGGGTATGCTTCACAAGAATATGTCTGATGTTATCAACAATGTTGTAAGAGAGGAATTTATTGATAGATTTTCCATATTCAAGTGGGCATCATATACCATTGATGATTTTTGGAAGTTTTCTCGGGAATTTTTAAAAGTACAAAACACGGCAATCATCTTATCAATCGGCGGAAGAGAGAATCATTATACAGTTGTCCACAGAATTTCGGATAGGGCAATGTTTCTTACTGATAGTAGTGGAATGAAAAGAATAAACCGTTCTCAGTGTAAGCTTCAAGGATACAAGAAAGATGACCGATATATAATTTTTCCGAGTCAATGTTGGTTTATAAAAGGATGAAAAATATGTTTAGAGTAATTAGAATTAAACGTGTGGCAGTAGATTTGCCAGCCGGAGTTGTATTTGATTTTGAAATTGCTCAGGATGTATGTATCTTTATGTGGGGAAGAAGTATAAAGGATTATATTATTATAAAGAATGGAGATGTTGTAGATATTACAACTTCTGATTTGAGTGAAATTTTTGATATTTTAACAAAAGAATAGGAAGGGGGAAAATCTATGGAATGTGGAAATTGTAAAAATATTACGATAATATTGTATGGGCATGGAACCAGATGGCATTTTTGTAAACTCTGTGGATGGAAAAAAGAATTTCCATATCTACCAAAAGGATAAACGATGAAATCAAACATCATCAAAAGAATAAATAACGTGTTGACGAAGTTCAACTTTCCCAATATCCACGAAGACATTAGCAATTGGTGGTTATTGTTGTTGTTATTAATATTGCTTTGAAAAACAGGAGGAAATTATGGGTTCAAATAGCGATTGGAAAAAAGATACGAATGAAATGTTTCACTGTACCGGAGAATACCATTGGGTAAAACAATATTCTCCAGCATTATCGATGCATATTTGCAACAAGGGCATCGGTTGGTTTTGGACAATTCGAGCAAGAGAAACAAAGATGAGCTTGCACGTATACGACGATAAAAAAGAATGTATGGAAGAATGCGAAAAAGAAGCATTAAAAATGTTGACAGATGCACTATATGAACTATGGAATATCTCCATATAATCAATGATGTCAAGCTATATTGAAAAGGAATAAATGAAAACAAAATACGCAGTTTTAAAACCAAACATAACGTTCTACGCCTTTGGAAAATGTGTTCTGGTTTCTCGAACAACAAGTAGCTTTGTGTTTTACACAAAAAAGACCGGAGGTTTTTCTTATGATGAGAAAGTGTCAAAGAAAAACGTGATGTTCTTTTGTGATGAAGATATTACAAAAGAAATTGATGAATTGAACAAGCTGTGTTGGAGTGAACATAAACTATTTGAAAAGAATCTTTTATCTCTTCGGAAAAAGATAAAAGAGAAACACGAGAGTTAAATAATCGTAGGATGGAAAAATGAACACAACCGAAAAATTGATTAGGGATTTGTGTTGGCAGGACGAGATAACTGGCGGCATAAAATTTTCCGAAGAAGAAATTCAAGAAATATTATCGGATAAAGAACCACTTCTTTTAAGAATGATTAGAGCAAGCATCAAACAATGGAAGGTAGATAACAATGAGAATTAGAGAAATATATTTTTATATAGCGTCTTTTCTTATGATAGTTTTTGGAATATTCATGATAGTGTTATATTCAACGGGAGTTTCTACACTTGAAAATCAACAAAAGAGAACGGCGATTGAATTAACCAGCACACAAATTGTTGAGAATGCCAAACGTGATTTTTATCAAAAAATGACAGAGATTGCCCCCACGGAAACACCAGTCCCCCACTCCGAGGAATCTAATTGTACAGTCACTACTCGAATTTATGGTGAAAATGTTTCCGCAGATATCAACATGACATTTGTTGGAGAAAAATCTTTTGCGTCATGCATTGAATGGTTGAGATTATCTGATAGGTCAAAAGTAAAAAATGGTGTTAGCTTTACCACTTTTTTAAATGAGACATATGTGTTTGGCACTCAACAATCTTATTGCAAGATAGATGTTGCTGAATCCGATATATATATCGTTCTATCTTCTGATAATGAAAAAGTAGGTAAACTTTATTGTGAACAACAAGGAATTTTTACCACGATTGATGCATGATTAGATAAAAAAAGGAAGCAATAGTGAGAACAATAAGACAATTATTCGAACAACTAAAGCAAGTTTGGAATATGCCAACAAAACACGAGAAACAATATAGAGACATGTATCTATATGTCGCTGAACTTCATAAGAAATTGAATGAGAAAACAACGGTTCATGCCGATATTGGATATAAGGGAACTGGTTCTCAAATTATCGTTGTTGGAAGATACCGCAATAAAGATTACGTCAGATGTTTCAATGTTCGACAAGAATCCTTATCCGATTTGATTCGACTTCTTCAGGCAGAGGAAAAGTACGCCAACGTTGGACATTTTGATATGGCTGGTGGCAGCATGGAATTTTCTGCTGTTTATGATAGAGATAAGTTTTAGTGGATACAACATGGGATTCATTATTTTTATATCAATTCTTATCGGCTCATTTGCGTATGCCATACGAGAAATATTGAACGCTTTCTTTCCAAGGTGGATGGAAATTTTGACAAGCATGGGAGCATGGATACCAAATATATTTTCGATTTTAATTGTAGGTCTAATTTTTTTGGTTATGTTTGGTAGACCGAGAGATGAATAAAATCAGCTTTTTATTTAGAGAGGAATTATCAAATGGAGACATTGAGAACAAGGTATGAAGTGGAGTTTTGGGATTCACCAGAGACAGCATTTCAACGAAATGATTGTAATGATTATCATAGCATAATGTCCTGCGACGAATTAGATTATGCCACTGAACAATATAAAAAACTGATACTAAAACACGAACACGTATTATTTAACATAATAGAGATAAGAGTGTTGCAGGAATACCATAAAACATCTATTTCATAGAAAGGATAAAATGAATATATTAGCGATAATTTTTGTATCATCCCCGCTCGTGTTAGGATATTTTGTAGCAATCAGGGTGATTGGTTTCAAAGACGCGAGTCTTTTATTCGGACTTGGACTTGGAAGTATTGCCCTGTCTTTTTATGGATTTTATTTGTTACTAAGTTAAAAGGATAATTCTACCATGGAACATATATGGATACCGACATGGGTGACAGATGAATTAGAAGGATATATCTGTGGAAATTGTGAAAGAGAATGCCTAGAACCTTCTGAAACAAATTTACCCTGTGAAAAATCAAAACCACCAAAGAAGAAGCAAAAAATTGTTATTGAAACACGTTATATGGGAGACTTGCCTTTTCCATCTTGGCAAAAGTGGCATAAATACAAAACATACGATTCGAGAAAGTCTGCGTTGATGGCTTTAGTTTCCATAAATAATGATGGTCGTAGAGGAAGTTTTCAATATAGAATTAGACCGGAAAAAAAGGATTAGCAAAGTGAAAACAAGTAGTGATATAAAATCTTTTGTCGTACCCGCCGTTTTGATTGTAATATTGTCTGGTGTTTTGAAATTACTCATCTTGCTTCCAAAGTAATTTGACACAGACATGTGTTTCATGATATACTTATGTATAAATACTTACTTCTACATATGTAGAAGCAAGTTGGGTGCGTAGCACAGTGGTTAGTGCAGGGAACTCATAATTCCTTGGTCACAGGTTCGAATCCTGTCGCGCCCACTTCTTGACTGTTCATTGAGGGCTGTTCGTTGACTTAAGGACGTATGACAAGTCGGACACAATGGATAGTATCCAAGAGAACCAAGCCGATAGAGCTAATCTACGGTGACGAGAATTGTCAAACAGAGCGACCTGAGATAGTCAAGAAAATGCTTCCCTAGCTCAATGGCAGAGCAACGGACTTTTAATCCGCAGGTTTTGGGTTCGACCCCCAAGGGATGCACAAGTAATAAAAATTAGTAAAATTATTTATTTCACGTTTTTGTATTATGAAAGCTCATCAAACAAGAATAAGAAATCGACCCATGTAAAATATGCTCGATATTATTTTTAGGAGAAATTCCGAAATCGTTTGCAGAACTCGTTCAACTGCGGTGGGCTTTTATAATATAAAAAGAAAGGAGTTTTATTTGTTGGAAGATATCATCGTTATTTCAGAAGTGGCTTTATCTATGATTTTAGGACTTGGGATTGCATTTATTCTTCTGTTTTTATTTGGACAGATAGTTATGTTTATTAGTGGATACAATCCGGATTATTGGAGTGAGCTTGAGGGAGATTTTTCAACCGAGAGAATGCAAGTCAACTCTCGAATGATTGATATTCTTTATCAGATTGGTAGCCCCGAAGACAACGGAAGACATTCTGATAGACAGAATGAACTGTGGGAAAAATATTACGAGTTAAATAATTTGTATGATAATATGTTTAAAGAACATATGCATATATTAATCAATAAAATAAGGAAATAATAAAAAATGATTACAAAGAAATATCCTGTCGAAGCACAGAAAATTGCAAGCATGTTGAGCGATGTTATGATGGAAGCCCTGATTGAATCTAGAGCAATCATTGCCGGAGGTGTTGTATCCAGAGTATTTACCAACAGGTCAATACTAGAAGCGGATGTGGATGTATATTTTAGAACACCAAAAGATTTGTTTTGTGCACTCATGGCTATCAAGGGAACATCTGACATCATTTTTGATTATACCGACAAATCAATCATGATAAAATCTGACGAAACAGTGGTTCAATTTATTGTGATTGATTATTTCTCTGATATAGAAAAGCTATTTGAAAAATTTGATTTTACGTGTGTCATGGGAGCGTATCTAACCGACACGGATGAATTTGTTTTACATGATGAATTCTTTCAGCATAATTCACAGCGCGTTTTGAACTATAATCCGAAAACAATGTTTCCGATTATTTCTGCTTTACGTGTTGATAAATATCGAACTGAAGGATATTCAATTTCAAAGATGCAATATATGAGACTTATTATCTCTCTCATGTCTATGAATCTTACTTCTTGGGAAGAAGCGCAGAGACAATTCGGAAAGTTTTATGGAACTTCTCTGGCGAATATCATCACAGAAGAAAATAAGAAGAAAGACTTCTCCATGGACACGCTGATGGAAGCCTTGACCGATTTTGAATTTCAATATGTGTCAAATGTCAACAAAACAACTCCTGCCATTCATATTCCTGATTATCTTGAATTGGTTGTAAAACTTACCGGAATAAAACCAACGGCTTTTTCTTTTAGTGTGGTTCCAAACAAGTTGTTTACCAAAATTGATGGCTTCTGGAATGTTATCCAGACGGACAAAAGACAATTGTTTTCCGATGACGTAACACACGTAAGTGTCAACTCCGACCTTGTTTATAAATATGTTGTAATGGAAGATGATGGAAGTCTTCACTCACAACACACTCCGAAATTTACATATAAAATTGGAGAGATAGCAGAAGATAATAGGTTTGGACTTTGGTTTTCATATATTAGTGGAGTTCATTCAATTCGAAATAGCTATGGCAATGTAAATAAGAGAGTTCTAATCGAATGTGAACCAGTAGCAATCAAACAACACGCATCATTGATAACTGATAGTGTTATTCTTTCTAAGGCGAGAGTTATACGTGTCGTAGGAAAAGAAGAAGAAGAATTGCTTGTTCAACAATCGCTAAAATTCAATTTTTTAAATGAATCATCTTTGGACGAATTTCCATTTTAATTATCGGAGATAATAATATGGATGAAGTAAAAGATAATAACTATCGTGAATTTCGCAGGGACTTAAAAGTAGCAATCGTCACAGAAAAAGAGATTGCGAAATTTGTTTACGAGCAATTTGGATGGAAAACCACTCACTTTGAAAGAACAAAGAAGTATGACATCCTCGTAAAATGCGGAAATAAAAAAACTCTGAAGATTGAATGTAAAGAAGACTTCAGATGTTTGAAAACTGGAAATATCGGAATAGAATTTAGCTACAGGGGGAACCCATCCGGTATATCAACTAGCGAAGCTGATTTATATGCTGTCAAGGCACACACTCGACACGGAGTAAGATATATTTTTATTAAAAAATCCGTGTTGTTGAAGATGATTGAAAACAAACTGTATCACAGAATCGTGAACGGTGGAGACAAGGGGAGTAATAGATTGAATTATCTGTTTAGCTATTATGTTTTTGCCAGTAAAGCTGAAAAAATATTCTCAATAGAAAATAAAAAGGATGTAATACAATGACTATTCTAAAATTTGTTTTGTTGTCTGTGGTTTTTTATATTACAATGAGCTTTGTTACACCTATCGCATCTACCGCCATCAATGTCGCAATCACAGATACAACTTTAGCATTTGTATCTATTTTTATGTCTGGATTACTGACATATGCCACCTCATATGACAGGCTTTAGATGTCCGGAATGCCACGGTGAAGGATACCATTTCGAAGCCATTCTTTATCGAGGGCTAGGAGGAGTGGAACATAGCAGTTGTTCATATTGTTTAGGATATGAACGCGTGAACATATTAAGATATTTGTATTGGTATATTATAATTATATTTTGGGAAACATTTTTTTTGAAACTCAGTAAAAATATCAGGAGACAATAATATGGATTACATAAATCCCATGCCTTTACCAAAGAAAAAATATTTGGATATTCCACTTTTTATGATGAAACATGCTCGTTTCAACAGAGAAATGCCGGAATTTGATTTGAAGTATTTATATTCTCTTTTGAGTTGGGCTGAACAAGAATATACTGATACAAAAGAATATTATCGTGCTAGGGGAGATATTCGAAGGTTGATGACTATATCGCAGTTGAATACAAGACAAGCATGTGCCAGAATTATTGCTAAGTCAGAAATTTTCGGTAGCTTGTTGGCTTGGGCATCTGAAAGAGAAAACTGGGAATCTCTTCCTGTTCATTTCCAAAGATTCTTACATGAAGCTCATGTTGTATACCAAAAGTCATAAAATATTGCTACTTGACAGCGGATGGTCAGGTATGGTATAATTAGTTATAACTTGAGGTTGACATGCGTTACTAGCTTAATGGACAAAGCAACGGACTTCTAATCCGTAGAGTCTGAGTTCGAGTCTCAGGTAGCGTACAAGACATCTCCGTTGGGCATCTCACGCCCGATGAGAAGCGGAGTGAATACCGGATGTCACATGGTTATGAGTGAAGCGTATGAGAATACACTTCCTTATAACTTCCACTGGTAGGGTCTTTGTGAGGCTTGTAGGTTGAGAGTAACCTTCACTTGGGCAATAGGCGCATATGGCTAGGCGCGGGTGACTGTAAATCACTTTCCTTGGATGTGCTAGTTCGAATCTAGCATTGCCCACTGAATAAAAAATAGAAAGGGTTTTATTATAACATGCGACAGTTTTTAAAAATGAATATTCAATTTGGAGTTGTGGTTTTTTCTTTTTGTTGGTTGATTTACTTTTTGTTTCAAATTGGCTCCTAAATGAAATACCGATTTCGTACAACGGCAGTACGCGCCCCTTTGGAGGGTGAGGTAATTGTTCGATTCAATTAATCGGTGCTATAATAAATCTGAAACGGAGGAAACATCGTTGATATAAAATGAAAATAGAAAAATTGTCAGAATATGGTTTGGAAGAAAGTTCTCTTGGATTTTCACTTAGCTACAATTCAAATCCAAAAAGAGCAAAACAAATTTTCAAAAAATATGCCCACGGATTATCAGGCGAAGATAAATTCCTAGAAAGCATCATTACATACTGGAGTGTCGATGCTCCGAGATATTGGTGGTCGGAAGCTGACACGTATAGGGTGGGAACAACGAAGCAGAGTGAAAGCACGATGCATACAATCACAAAAAGATTGTTGACTCAAGATGATTTTGAACTACCTGTTTTTGAAGAAACACTGAATAAAATAAATGAGCTTATAAAATTTTATCAATCAGAAAAATCAGTAGAAGTAAAGAATGGCTTGTTTGAAGATATCAAAAACAATTTGCCAGAAGGTTTTCTTCAGCGTAGAATTTGGATGCTGTCTTATAAAACAATAAAAAATATTTACTGGCAAAGAAAAACCCACCGCCTTAGACAGTGGAGAGTTTTTACAGAAGAAGTTTTGAAACAATTAAATCACAAGGAATTTATAGTAAAGGAGGAACAATGAAAAAAGCTTTTATAATTTTGACTGGAGACACTGAAGCAAGAAACCTCCTTCAAGAAAAGATGAAACAAAACTATTGGATTTGGAACGTATCACCACTGAGGCATCTGAGAAATACGGCGAGTGCATTGGAGTGGAATTTTTCTGAAGAGGTTGAATCAGTCACCTTCATTGAGCGCCTAATGGAGATGGCAAACGAGTTTCAAGATTTTGAATATAGGCACATCGTAAAATTTATGCGTAAGACAATGGAAAGCAACAAAGCGGAAGAAAACGGTAAAATCGCAGATGTTCTTATGGTTGAAGTTGGAAAAGATTTGTCAGACAGGCTTCAAGATGAGTTTCAATTTTTTGTTCTCAATGTCAATATGGGGAAATTGGTGAAAGATAATTTTGAAAACGATTGTTTGACTCTTGGATTAGGAAAGATGAATTCAGAAGAAGAAATAAATACTGCAATTGAAGATGTCATGAAAGTTATTATTTGTAATTAAAATTCAAGGAGAAAAATAAAATGGCAAGTAGCATGAAATTCGTAGTTGAAGATGCGAAACGCGAAAATGTTTGGGTGAAAGTAGCTCTCATGAGTCCTTCTGGTGGAGGTAAGACATATTCTGCATTGCGTATGGCAACCGGAATGCAAGAAGAACTTTCCAGAATGGGCGTAGAAACAAAAATTCTCATGGGCAATACTGAAGGAAGCCGAGGAAGAATTTATGCAAATGAATTCAAGTATAAGATTGTTGACATTCCATCGGATTCAGACCCAGAAGTTTATGCTGATTTCATTAGGTTTGCAATTCAGCAGGGTTACAAGATTTTGATTATCGACTCCGCAACCCACGAGTGGAAAAAGGCTTTGAAAATTCATCAAGCCAATGGCGGTGACTTTAAGGCTTTTTCAAAGGTAACTCCTCGCCACGAGCTTTTTACTACTGCTCTGGCAGAAAGTCCCCTTCACATCATTTCAACGGTTCGTGGAGAAGACAAGTACGAAGTTGAAAAAAGCGAAACTGGAAAAACTACCATCAGAAAATTGGGTGTTGGTGCAGACCAGCGCAAGGATTACGAATTTGAATTTATGGCTACATTCATGATAGACCAGAAGACAAATTCGGCAGAAGTTCAAAAAGATAACACTCACTTGTTTGAAAAACGTGGCGCTTTTGTTATATCAGAACAAGATGGTGTAGACCTAATTCGTTGGGCTAATTCTGGGGAAGATGCCCCAAAAAGAAAAACAGACTTCAAGGTTGAAGATAGTTCAGATGAGAAGAAAGTCGAGCTAACAATCAAGGAGCAAGTGGTCGAGTTAGCAAAGCAAAAACTTATGCAAAATAAAGCCGAGGCGAAAGCGGTAATTAAAAAATACGAACCGTCCGGCGACCCTCGCAAGATTGCAGATGAAAACGTTTTGAAATCTTTACTTGAAGATTTGAAGAATGTCTCTACTCTAGAAGTAAAACCAGAAACAAATAAAGAACAAGCTTAAATAATCTATCTATTATATACAGGAGAATATAAAACATGTCATTTTTTATCAAAGGTCAAAAAGTTTTGGGTATTGTCACCAAGGTTGAAGACAAGGGTGAGTATGCACAAATTCGCTTTACAACGTCTCGCAAAGACAAGAAAAGTGGAAAGGCTGTCAAGTCTTACTTTAGTTTCTGGAATTTGCGCGGAACCGCAATGGAAGGTTTGGATAAGCTACAGGAACGTTTGGAAAACGCGCCCACGTTCAACGACAGTTCAAACAAGATGGGCGTAATGATTGTAATCAAGTCCTTCTCTTTTCAGCAAGAAAAATATGAAAACCGAGAAGGTGAAACGGTGTATTCCAAGCAACCATTCTTTACTATTTGGGACTGGGACTTTTATACCCCTGAGAAGAAAGATGGAAAGAGCACCATGGATGAAGCCCCCCAAGTTGAGGAATCTGAATCTTCTCGTGATGAAAACCCGTTCATTGATGACGATGATTTGACAAGCGAAGAAGACGATATCTTTGGCGAGGAATAATATAAAAAAAATTACCCGTATTCTACCTAGGTAGAATACGGGTAATCCTTTAGGACTTTGTTTTTCTCCGGTCAATTACATACTTTGTAGATTTATATTATAAAGACCTATAACCCGACATTAGTGTAATTGACCAGCGTAAAATAAAAGACAGCAAAGGAACACGTAAAAATGAAAATAAAAAAAGAAACAAAGAAGGGCAAGCTTCATGAGCTACCAATTGAAACAGATATTTTGACTCAGGGTATTCTTTCTCTGACAGACAAAAACGGAGATGTTATTATAAAAGTTTCATCTTGTTGCTATGGTAAAAACGCCAAAAAATTGGCGAAAAAAATTATAACATACAGAATGACCGAGCCAGAAAAAATATACAACGAGGCGATTGCGTGTGGTTTTGGCAACGAGGAATGTCTGGTTGTTATGAGCAAATCAAAAACGATACATAAAGGATACGGTAGAATTCCAAGTAAGTATAGACAACATTTTCATCAACCAACTTTTAATCCAAGACGTGGATTGGAAACCAGAGAAAAAATAGTTGTTATTTCAGTAAATGATTTTTATTAGAAAGGGAATGCAAATGAGTAATATACATCTGAATTTTTTACAAACTGGTCATCCATTGACAGCGGATGAGATGATTGTGCTATATAAGATTTATTGTAAAACTAAAACAAGTACCGAATTCCTATGTCAAGTGGTTGATTCAATGAAATTAGATGTAGCACATGCTATGTTGGTTTGGCAATCGTTTGATGTTATGGAAGGTTCCTTGATACATCCAAGTAATTTAGATGGAGATATGGGATAATAAGCTCACAGAAAAGGAATTATAAAATATATGATTACGATGATTAAGAATAATTTGATTTGGTACGAATATAAGGGTGACGAAATTGCATGGAATGGAAAACAATATTTGTCACTACTGGTAGGGGCTGGATTTGACACCTTGAAAGAGATGGACTTATTTTGGGAAGAATTTGAAACACATCAATCTCTTTCTCGTTTTGAGTAAAAATTATGATAAAATTATTTCATCAAGACAACATGGAATTTGACATCATGGAGCTTGAAATTCCATGGTGCGATTTAGTTTTAGCCGATTATATTTATGAAAATAAAGATTTTAGTTGGGCTGAAAGATATTGGAATATGTTGAGACCCAACGGTGTTATGATTGCAATCACCGATTATCATTCGTCTGCTGAATATAAAAAATTTGTTGATGGTTTACCCGAAGCAAATTTTGTAAATTGGTTGATATGGAAAAATGAATGGGGCAACCATGGGAAGAAGCAGTTTGCACAAGTTCACGATGATATCATCATATTCTCAAAAGGAAAAGATTTTCGATTCAATCCAGATAGGGCGCAAGTAAAAAAAGTAACAGCAAGCGCCAAAGGATTGAATCCATCGGGAAGAATGACAAAAGTTGCGACAAGTGTTATCACCGATATCACGTTGACAACTGGCGCGAAAGAGAGAATTAAAGATTCGTCTGGAAAACTGGTAAGGTGGCAGAAGCCAATTGAATTACTGAGGCGAATTACAAAGCCTTTTCTTGTAGATGGAGACTTAGTGGTTGACCCATTTATGGGAGTTGGTTCAATGGGGCAGGTCTGTGCTGAAGAAAGATGGCATTATGTCGGAATTGAATATGATAAAAAACCATTCAAGTTGGCACAGAAAAGATTGAAGAAATCATTGAATGATAAAGAATATATTCCATTTTAAAGGATAAATATGAGTGATTATAAATTAGCAAAAACAAAGGTTCCTCAAATCAAAACCCCAAATGAACAGCAACAAAGAGATTTGTTTCTTACTCCCGTATATGCAACAAACTTACTGCTTCCTCATATTCCTAGTCACGTAGAAAAAGTTTGGGATGTTGGTGCTGGAAATCATAACATTACAAAGGTACTTAAAGAATTCGGGTTTTCTGTTTTGTCAACTGACATCGATGGGTCAAAACAAAACATACAACAAAATTTTGTTGCTGATGCTCATCTATCGTCTTTGGTTGCAAATTCTCATAAAATAGATTGTATTGTTGGAAATCCCCCGTTTTCCTTGAAGAAAGAATTTATAGATACGGCAATAAGCATCAACCTGCCATTTGCTTTTCTTATTCCATTCGACATGAGTGGGTATCTATGGGACATGTTTAGAAACAAGGGATTGCAGGGGATTGTGCCCGAAAGACGAATTGATTTTATTACCCCGAATGTTATTTCAAGAGCAAATGAATATCTTGGAATTTATGCGGTCAATAAGGAATTTGAAATAAAGGCGAAATCATACCGTCATATGATGGAATTCTTCCGTCATATTCCATTTGTAGAAGATACCTATCACGCTAACGTTGGGAAGTATGAGACGATTGAGTCTATCCCCAATGCGTTGCTGAGAAAAGTTTCTTCTTCTGATTTTCATTCTTTCTGGATTGTGCGCGGTTTTGATATGGAAAAAGATTTTACATTTGTAGAATTGTCAAACGAAAATAAAAATCATATTTTTTAAAATTGTAACATGGGAGCAATATGACCAATAAAAATGAAGAACTACGGCAGGTTTTATTATCGGCTAAAGAGAAAATTAGAGATGATTCTATTGAGACCATCGTTAGAGATTTGAAAATTGAAAATTGGGATGGTGATAAACTAAAGGGAAATTGTCCATTTCATAATGAGAACAGTTCATCATTCATATGGAATGATAAAACATCATCGTTTCATTGTTTTGGTTGCAATAAAAATTACGATATTATGAATCACTATATCGTACATTATGGAATGACTTCTCGACAGGCTATTGACAAGATTGTTTCTTTTTCTGGAATTGATTTTACAATTCAAAGTAGTGCAAAGAAAGAGATGACAGCCAAACAATATGCATATCCTAGACGTGTAGACGAAGATAAAACTCAGGTTGTTGAATACGCAAAGACAAGAGGCTTGTCTGAGGAAACGCTGGCTTTCTATGATGTGACATCAAATAAATATGGGAATACCCTGTTCAATTATTATGATGCCAACGATGTTCTTACTTTTATAAAAGCTCGTCAATCTAAAAAATTAGAGAAACAAGATTCAAAGGTTATCGGAATCTCCCCAAAGGAAGATAAAAATAAACCTGATTTTGCTGGTGCTGGAAGCAAGCCGTTGCTGTATGGTATGAATAAAGTCAGCCAATCCGGAACACTGAATATTGCTGAAGGTGAATATGACGCGATGGCATTACACGAAGCAGGAATTACAAACGCTGTGTCCGTTCCCTTTGGTGCTAATACTCAATCTTGGATTGAATACAATTACGATTGGCTTGGATTATTCGACAAGATTATTTTGTGGATGGATAATGATGAAGCCGGAACAAAGGCTCGACGTGAAATTATTGTTAGATTGGGAAATCATCGGTGTCGATATGTTGAAATTCCAAAAGAGTTGACAGTAAACAACGAGAAGATTTCCCTAAAAGATGTGAATGATGTTTTACTGAAATTGGGAAAACAAGCAGTAGTAGATTTATCTTGTCAGGAAAAAGAACTTCCAATTGAAGGCATTATGAATCTTGAGGATGCCGAAGATTTTGACCCAGAAAAATGGGATGGTCTTTTGACAGGCATCGATGCTGTAGATAAAGAAATAATTAATAAATTTTATTTTGGAACCGTTGTTACAGTTACAGGAACTCCGGGCTCTGGTAAAAGCACTCTTGTAAATCAATGGTTTGTGGTAGAAGCAGTAAATCAAGGATTTGGAGTTACAGTTTTCTCAGGAGAAATGTCTCCGTCAATTCTTCGTGGCTGGATTGAAGTCGCCATGGCGGGAAGAGAAAACACGAAGTTGAAAACGGGAAATAATTTTGTTCGAGTTATTGAAAAAACAACCCGTGAAAAAATTGTAAATTGGTATCGTGGAAAAATTCATATTCTAAAAGATGACGACAATAATTTAGATGTTGTTCTGAGCCGAGCGCAACAAACTGTGATGGTCAATGGTGACAAGGTTATTATTCTTGATAATCTTGCTACTCTTGGTCTTGGTGAAAATGATGTGAATACATATAGCAAACAGCGCGAAATGATGAACAAGCTGAAAACTTTCGCGGCAAAATATAATGTTCTGATTGTTCTTGTCGTTCATCCCAGAAAGCCATCGTCTGGAACAACCGCCGATGGGGTTGGTGGATATGAGATGTCTGGTTCTGCTGATATCTTCAACTTGTGTCATTACAGTTTATCCGTGCGAAGATATTCAGAAAAAGATAAAAAAGGTGAGCCCAACACAAAAGGTGGTGGATACAAACGTGGAAAAGAACCTATTTCTTTTGACACATGCGTTCAGTTTTATAAGAATCGCCTGATGGGTAAACTTGGAAAAGTAGATATGTATTTCGATTTGTCGTATAGATTTTATTCAAAGCCACGTGAACTATGGAAGAGATATGGATGGGACAACAATCAAACACCCCTTCCAAATCATGACCCAAATAATCACGGAGTTGATGATGATATATATGAGGATGGAGGAGATTAAATGATAAAAGCTAGGTTTGAAAAGATTAGAAACGATTTGTTTTGGACGTATTATGACCGCGCCTCTGAAAGCACCGTAAGATGGATAGGATATGATGATGTGTTTTGGTGGTATCAAGTATCAGTAACCGATAATTTTCAGGTGAAAAAAGGATATCGACTCAATCCTAGAACAAACGAAGTTACATTGATTAATGTAGAGAATGGGATTATATAATGGCTGGAATGACATTTGAAGAATTCTATAAGGCGGCATGTGAAAAATTTGGTGAAGATAAATTCACCATTAAAAAAGTTCAAGTATCAGAGGAAGAGTTGAATAAGTTCAACGAGCAATCTGGTAGTCATGTCACACTTGAACAAGTTCAAGAATTAGAAGAAGTTTGGCTGATGAAAGATGAATGTCCACATTGCGGAGAAGACCTATGTTTCTCATTCGAGTGGGGTCTGATGCATGGAACCGGAAGATGTTCTTCTTGCAGAAAGACCGTGTTCAAGTATTATCATTATGTTGGAGATAGTAGAACTCCAATCAGAGCTTATTCACTAATTGGATTCTAAAGGAGATGCGTATTTATGTTTGATTTATATGTTGAATGGGTTGTTATTTCTCCACCTGTAACCACGGTGAAGTGGAGCGATGGAACTACAACCACGGCGGAATTGGGTGCAAACGACAGCTTCAATGAAAGAGAAGGTGTGTTGATTGCAATTGCAAAGAAATTACTGTCTTATAGTGAGATTGAATCCGCAATTAAAAGCGGACAAAATTCTTTGAATGAAAGGAAAAACCTAGAATGAAAAAGAATCTTAGTGGATTATATATTTACACGATTGAAGTGTCCGTGATGTGGAGCTATCACTCAACAAAAGAAGAAGCCGCTTGTGATGACAGCGAAGAATATGTGGTTGCCGCAAATAATTTTGATGAAGCATATAAAAAGGTTTGTAAAATAGCTTTATCGCCATCGAGAAAATGGATTGACAAAAATGACGATGGTGTTTCCAATGTTTGCATTCCCCTAGATGTTGTAGATGTCATTTCTTCTTGTCGTGGGGAGCATATTGATGGATGAAACAAGACTGGAAAAGATTAATAAAATACGTTTTTCATTCAGTGGTTTATCCACGTTCCACGGGTGCAAACATAGCTATCTTCTTACTTATTTGACTGATGGAGTAGAAAGAACGGGCAACTTTTTCTCTGATTATGGATTGCTTGTTCATGAGGTTCTTGAAAAGTTCTTCAGAGAAGAGCTTGAACTTATTGAGTTGGCTGATTATTTTTCAGATAACTATACGAGAATGGTTGCTCGTAAACCTCCGGCTTTCATAAAAGAACAACCGTATATCGAGCAAGGAAGACGCTTTTTTGAAACGTTTGATTTTGATAGGGACGCATATGAAGTTCTTATCATTGAAGATAAGATTGATGTCGATTTATTGAACTATAATCTTGTGGTGAAACCCGACTTAGTTCTAAAGCACAAGGAATCAGGGAAGATTTTCCTTATGGATTATAAGACATCCATCATCGAGAAAAAAGGAAAAATCGATGAGGAGAAATTGGACGGGTACAAACGTCAAATGTATATGTACTCCCTGTATCTTCAAACTAAGAACATCAAGGTTGACGAAGTTTGGCTTTGGTTTATCAGGCAAGAACAAAATCAAGTAAGTAAATTCAAGGTTACGAAGAAGGGGCTTTCTGATATATCAAAATGGATATCAGAAACGGTGACACTGATAAAATCAGAAGATGATTTTGCTCCAGATATTCAACCTTTCTTTTGTAAGAATTTATGCTCAGTAAGTTCATATTGTGAATTCAAGCCGGAATAGGAGTTATATGAATAGTCCTCAGCCCCCAACTCCAGAATGTGATAAACTACTTTCAGTCACAGATGAGAGTGAAAAAATAACTAATTTTATTGACTGGATGATAGCGAAAACAGATTGCAGAATTTGTTTTAGAGATGTATACGACGATGGACACTACTACAGTATTGGACATGGCGAAATAGAAAACATGTTAGCGAAATATTTCGATATTGATTTAGATAAAGTGGAAAAAGAACGCACTACTCTCATAAAGTGGATTCGAGAAAACGTTGACTCTGTTGTTGTTCATAAAAAAGGAAAACAAAATGATTAAATGTCTGATGATTTATAAAAACAATCGAACCAAGACTCCTATGGCGGGATGGAAGATTTTCGACACAAATGAAGAAGCTGATGCTGTTCTGAATTTCTACAAAGAAGAATATGGAAACAAGCAATTCGATATCACGGTGGGCGACTCTGTTGTTACCAGATATAAGAACTACGAAGAACTTCAAGGCGATGTAGAGTTGGTTTCCATTACCACCAGTAGAGCGACGGTTTTAGAAGCCGTGTTTGAAGGAAAGAGCTTTGGTACTTGTCCCTTATAAAATACAATAACTTATGGGGTTACAATCGTGTAACCCCATGGTGTTTTAAGTTGACAAGGCAATAGGATGTATGATATAATGTATTACGTTGTACGAATGAGGGACAAGCCCTTTTGCTCGATGTACAACGTATGCGACATTGGTATATTGGCTGTGCCTCGGTTTTCCAAACCGACGAAGGGAGTTCGATTCTCCCATGTCGCTCATGTAAGTAAAAAATCAATCTTCGTTGTTCATCTCATGGATGGTGAACATCGTAAAACAATAGAAAGGATTGTATAAGATGAATTATGTAAACTACCACTGTCATAGCATGTTTAGCAATGTAAGCACTCCAGATTGTACCATTACCAACAAGCAGAGAGGGGATAGGGCATTAGAGCTTGGTCAAACCGTGGTTAGCGGTGTGGAGCACGGATGGACTGGTCGCTTCATTGAGGTTTATGAATATGCAAAGGCAAATGGGTTAAAGCCGTTGTTCGGAACCGAAGCCTATTTTGTCAAGAACCGACTGGAAAAAGATAGAACCAATGCCCACGTTATGTTGCTGGCGAAGAACGAAGCCGGAAGACAGTCAATCAATTGGATTTTATCAGAAGCAAATGTAACTGGATATTATTACAAGGCGCGAATTGACCAAGAATTGTTGCTAACGCTAGACCCTAAAAATGTCTGGGTTACAACAAGTTGTTTAGGTGGTGTTTGGAAGTATGAAGACCACGAAGAAATTATCGCATCTTGGAAAAATCATTTTGGCGATAGTTTGTTTCTTGAAGTTCAGCCTCATGACACGGAAGAACAAAGAGATTTAAATAGAAAAGTTTTAACGTTATCTAAAAAATTCAATATTAAAATTATAGCCGGAATGGATAGCCATATGATTTATCCCGAACAGGCTAAAGAACGAGACGACTATCTTTTATCACGCGGAATTGAATACCCTGAAGAGTCGGGGTGGTATTTGGATTATCCATCATATGATGAAGCAGTAAAAAGATTTATTCATCAGGGTGTGTTGAGCAAAGACAAGGTTGTTGAGGCTCTTGAGAACACCACTGTTTTAACTGAGGTGGAGCCATATGTTTCAATTATCTTTGACGATAAAAAAATAAAACTTCCAACCCTATATCCAGAAAAGACAGATGATGAAAAGTTCAAAGTTTTAAAGGACATCATTTGGTCTGAGTGGAAGGAAGAAAGAATGAATGTCCCATTTTCAAAGTGGGGTCATTATGAACAAGAAATCAAGAAAGAGTTAAAAGTTGTAGAAGATACAAAGATGTCCGATTACTTTATTCTCGATTATGAAATCATCAAAAGAGGAAAAGAAAAGGGTGGCAGTATCACTATGACAGGGCGTGGTTCCGCTCCGTCCTTTTATATCACTAAGTTATTGGGTTTTACAACCATTGATAGAATCGGAGCCAGCGTTAAATTGTTTCCTGAGAGGTTCATCTCAAAGGAAAGGTTGCTTGAAACCATGAGCATTCCGGATATCGACTTCAATCTTGGGACTCCGAAAATATTTGCAGAAGCACAAGAAGAAATACTTGGATGCGGACATAGTTATCAGATGATAGCATTTGGCACGGTTAGAACCTTGGGAGCATGGAAGCTTTACTCTCGCGTAGCAGGTGTTGATTTTGATGTTGCCAATAATATTTCCGAACAGATTCAGAAATACGAATCTGATATAAAGCATTCGGATTCGCCAGATGATATCTTTGTGCACGATTATATTGATGAAAAATATCATGATGTTTTCGATGAATCAAGGAAATATCTTGGTCTTGTCAATACAATTACTCCTCACCCTTGTGCCTTCTTGTTGTTTACCGATGACGATGTTAGAAGACAGTTTGGATTGCTAAAAATTAAAACTGGAAATGTTGAACACCTGTGTGCAAACGTTGATGGTTTATTTGCTGAAAAATATAAGTTGCTGAAGAACGATTTGCTAAAAGTTTCAGTGGTTGATTTAATACATAGAGTCTACAAAAGAATCGGTATTGAACCACACACACTTCCAGAACTACTTAAATTATGTGACTCGAATAAGGATGTCTGGGGAATCTATGAAAGAGCCTTGGGAGTTGGAATTAATCAGGTTGAACAATCTGGAACGATTGGTAGAGTTGCACAATATAAACCAAAAAATATTTCTGAATTATCTGCTTTTGTTGCGGCAATTCGCCCCGGATTTAAATCGAATTATAAACAATTTGAAGAACGTCAACAATTTAGTTATGGAATTCCTGCAATCGATGCTCTTATCCAAACAGAAGAGTTTCCGCAATCCTACATGTTGTATCAAGAAAACGCAATGCAGATTATGGCTTATGCCGGAATTCCTGTGTCAGAAACATATGATGTAATTAAGAACATCGCCAAGAAAAGAGCAGACAAGGTTTATAAATATAAGGATATTTTTATTGATGGCATGACCAGTAAAATCATGAACGAAGAAAAATATTCAAAAGAAGATGCAGAAAAAATTTCACATGACACATGGCAGATTATCGAAGACAGCGCGTTCTATAGTTTCAACGCTTCACATTCTTATGCTGTTGCAGGTGATAGTTTGTATGGTGCTTATCTAAAAGCCATGTATCCATACGAGTTTTACGAAGTTTTATTAAATATGCTTGAGGATGACGGAGATAAGGATAGGCTTGCAAGAGCAAAGTCTGAAGCTGAAAAAGGCTTCGGTATCAGGTTTCCATCGTATAAATTTGGTCAGGACAATACCGCGATTGTTGCCGACAAAGAAAAGAAAACAATTTCTTCGTCTATAAAATCCATCAAAGGTTTCAATGAAGAAATTGGAAAAAATCTTTATGAGATGTCAAAGGTAACTCACGAGACATTTATTGACTTGTTGATTTATGCAGACGAACACGGTATGCTATCCTCTAAATTTGAGAAGCTAATCCTCATCAATTATTTCTCAATGTTTGGAAACAATAAAAAGTTATTGGCGTTGTGGAACGAATTCAAAACAGGAAAGAACAGGTATTCGAGTAAGCTCACTCAAAAATCAAAAGAAAAAAGAATTCCCGAATTGAAGAAGATGGAGTTGGAGCTACCCAATGAATCAATATCGTTTATGGAACAAATAGATAAGGATGTTGAAATCACTGGAAATATTTGTAGTGTCTATCCTGAGATTGATAAACACATAGTCTGCGTTATGGAAGTTGCAGATGGAGAAGGTCTTTACGCTCCACGTGTCGAAGTACGCGTACTAAAAACCGGAAAGATGCTCTCGTTAAAAATCAAGAAGGCGGTATTCAGTAAAAATATAGTTGCTTCTGGTCAGATTATAAATTGCAAGGCGGTTGAGAAGAAGCAGACGGTAAAATATGTGAACGGTGATTATGTTCCAGTTCCAAATGATTTTACTTACTGGTTGAATTTATATGAAACCATCAAAGATATAGATAAATATATAGGGAAAAAATAAGGAGATTTTATGCTAAGAAAATTTTTCAATGTGTATGCAATTTATGAAAACAAGTCTAAAACCTATGTCACCAAGAGACTTGGTTCGAGCAAGGATATCAATGAAGCTGGAAACTTTTTATTACTTGCACCATTCTTACGTTTGATTTGCTGGATAATCAGCAATCCTTCTCATGAATATAGAATTAAGAAAATCTGGATGCCGACAGTAAGAATTGACGCCACCATTACTGCGAGTATACTAAAGCATTTTTATGAAGAAGAAGGAAAAGAAAATGATGAACGGTGATAAGATTGCTCTTGTTCATGTGTGCGATTTTGGAATTTCTACGATGTATGACCATGCAGACTGGTATGTTCTAAGGGATAACAATGTTTGCGCCGGAGATTTCGTTGTCGTCAACGGAAAGTTTGTAGAAGAAACACATCTTTATATTGGATATGTGGGGGCTGTGTCAACCATAAGCGGGGAAGATGATGACATCTTTTCAGGATATGAGGTTGTATCTCGTATTGTTGCAAGCGGTAAAACATACAAGAAACCAATGCTTATTTCTGAACATGAAAGAAGATTTGAAAAACCATAACGTTCAATATAAAAAACAAGAAGGGAGTGCCAAATAAATGGTATATTATTATCTCACCAATTCAAATCAAAGCAGAATAAATATACCATTTATTCCGCCTAGAATTAAAAAAAGAAAAATGAAAGACAGATTCTATTTGTTGAACGATATTTTTGGTGAAAACATACTTGAACAATTCAACCCAATTTGCTCCATGCTTATCGACGCAATGAAGTTTGACCTGCCTGAGTATTGGGATGAAGCAGGGGAGATGTTACTTGGGCTAAAATCCGACAAGTATGACAGATGGGCAAACCATTGTTTCAATGTATCCAATAGGATTAGAAACAAGGGAAATCGTAGAACAAGAAAAATTATCCCACACTATAGTTCAGAGGATAGTGTTAAAAAATTCAGAAGATTGACAGGTGCTAAAAATGCCATATTATAATTATGTCTGCGAGAAATGCAATGAAAGATTTGAAACGTGGATTTCTTTTAAATCGGTTGATAAGATTGATGAAATTCCTATTTCATGTACGAGATGTGGTTCTCAAAAAACAACCAGAAAAATGCCTACATCAACCCCACCAGTTATTTTCAAAGGTAGCGGATGGGGAAAGGATAAAAAAAATGATTAATCCCATTATCGCCTATGACGCTGATGATGTTTTACTGGATACCGTTACAAAATGGATTAGAAGATACAATCATTATTACGACGATGTTCTTGAGAAGAAAGATGTCCTTGATTGGAATATAGCTTCATATACAAAGCTTAGAAATGAACCCGAAAAATTTTATCATTTATTGGATACATTTTTATACAAGGGAGTTGATGCAGTTGAAGGTGCTCTTTCTGGATTTCAAAAATCAAGAAAATACGGCAGAGTAATAGTTGTGACATCTAATTTTGGAGATGTCGGAAGGGCAAAGCTGGACGCCCTGAATTATCTTGGATTTGAAATAAGTAAAAAAGATTTTGTTGAATGCCAAGATAAGTCTTTAATTTGTTGTGATATTTTATTTGACGATAATATTGATAATGCTACATCGGCATACAATGATAATGGTTGGTTGTTTTCTCAACCGTGGAATTTAAAATATGACTTTCCAAGACGCGTTTCTAGCTGGAATGAAATCAATGATGTACTTGAAAGGAAATTCGGATAATGGATTTACATAAACCAAAAATAGTGTTGCTTGCTGGATTTGCTCTACATGGAAAAACAACATCTGCTTCTTTTATGTCGGGGTATCTTCGACAATTCAATTTCAAGTGTTTCAATATAGCATACGGGGATTATCTTAAGTTTGTGGCTAAAAAGTATTATGGTTGGGATGGCAATAAAGACCAGAAGGGGAGGGAGTTATTGCAGAAACTTGGAACTGAGATTGCTAGAGACACGCATCCCGATATCTGGGTAAACGTTGTAATCGAAAACGTCAAAGCCTTCGGCAAGAATTTTGACTACGTTATTGTGGATGACTTCAGATATCCTAATGAGCATGATAGATGGATTGATGAAGGATATCATGATGTTTTTACCATATGGACTCACAGACAACAATTTGATAATGGTCTAACAAAAGAACAAAAACTCCATCGCTCAGAAACATCGTTGTTGGATTTTACTTTTGATAGAATCATTTCTGTTCCAACAGATTTGAATGCATTATCTGACCACGTAATTCGTATTGCAAAAGATTGGTTGTATCCATAATGATGACCAAGGATAAGGAATTCAATGGAAGAGTAGATGGATTTGAAACAGACTTTAAGACAAGAGATTATAAAATTGTGGTAAATTCCGGAGTTGGAAATTTTTCTAAAAAGCTGGTTTATTCCGCATGTGTTCAATCAACATCTGGTCGAGTTGTCAATAAAGACCATAATTTTTATACTACATTTCAAGAAGCAAAATTAAACATGAACACACCAATGATTCTGGCACAAAGAAGGATTGACACATTCTCTTTAGAAGGATAACTTTATGGGAAGACATAAAAAAGTATTAGATACACCAATTGACTACGAAGAAGAGCATCCGTTTTTTTTATGCTGTAAAAGTACCATGAGACAACTGACTGGTGAGTTCTACGGAAATGTAAGCGGAAATAATTATGACGAATCAGTAAGATTATCCATTGAGTGGTCTGAGAGAGTCAACAATGACAAAAAATCTCCTTATAGGGTATCCTTGTGTGATTATTATAGACAAGAATATCCTGAGAAGAAGTCAATAGTTTTTACTTATAATAAAATATTTAAAGAAGATATTCCTGTCGATGATTTGAGTCCTAAATAAAAAACAGTAAAAAAATACCCCTATTGTATAGGGGTATTTTTATTTAATATTCTGATGTTGGAGGAGTGAAATTCGAAGTCCATCTAGCAACACCCTTGCTAATTCTAAACTCGTCCAAGTATGCAGTCATATTTGTGTCGACTCCTGCCGAGCTTGTATGTGTTCCAATTCTTATTGTTCCGCCATAGTTACTCATGGAGTCTGTGTCCGTTTGAGTTGTTCCGATTTGTGTTCCGTCAATAAACATCATATAACCAGCATCTCCGTTTTTCACTACTGCAACGTGATGCCAAGTATCTATGGTTGGAACAAACGCATTTTGTTTGTTTACCAGAGTGACTCCGGCAGTTCGTATGTTGAAAACAACATAGCCGTTACCAATGTTTATTTCCCAAAAGTTGTTGTTATCTACTCTTTGCTGAATAATTCCTTGAATATCGCTGGCGGGGAGTTGCCAAAAACGAATCCAAAAATCAACCGTCCACGAGGTTGTATTTGAACCATTATCTAAATACCAGTCGTCGGAATCTGGAGCAGAAAGGAAGTCGCCAACTCCATCGAAATATCCGGATGAACCTCCGAATTTACTGTGCGTTATAGAAATTCTTGCGTTTCCATTAGCAGTCCAAGTTTTACCAGTAGTATCTGTGAACGTTGTAGCTCCAGCCGTCCCGTTCATGTGTAGCAGAGAAACTGTATACTCAGACAGAGCGTTGTTCATGTAGATTATAGGAGTCATTATGATTTCTTTACTCCTATGGTTATAGTCAATCCTTTCGCCTTCGTAGTATGATTTGTGTCCAAATCTATAGTAAAAAGGTCTCCTGCTGTTATAGCTGTTGTACTAAGTGTAGCGGCAGTTCCAGAATATGTTCTAGTTGATTTTTCTGTACTGTCCCAGTTTAACTTTGTTGTAGCCATAATAGTAGTTCCGTTTTTATTAACATCCACTGTCATTGTCCCTGTTGTTCCAGCAGTATCCACGTCTCCGAAGATACTAACAATAGTTCCGGTATATGGCATAGGAACCGCTCCGGCTATACCAGTTGTTCCATTTGCTGGACAATCTGCATCGTAGGCGACACACCTGATAACAAAGTAGTCAGTTGGAACCATAGAAGCCGATAAGTTTGTGTGTGTTATCTTTTTTAATACATTGGAATTTTCACTATCTATTATGGGGTAATAATCAGCACCTACCGGAGTTGTTTTTGCGCTGGCGGCTGTAACAGTAGTATCAATAAAACCTGATGGCGTAGTTGTACCTATTAGATTGCTTGTTGCTCCTACTGTTACGACATTTCCCTCGGTTCCAGTTACGATACTATTTTTTATTAATGCCTTTAAATTAGCCCACGTAAGTTTCTTCAATATATTTCCAGCCGCGCTGTCTACAAGAGGTAGCTCATCTGCATCCACTGGGGTTGTTTTACTGGTTGCTGAATTTGTCGTTCCGGATATCAACAGAGATGGAGTGGTTGAATTCGAAATTGACGCATCGCTGTTGATAAGAACCACATTTCCAGAAGCTCCGGAATGATAAACTTGGTCTACCGATGTTGAATCAGCCCAAACCCAACGTGTTCCATCGTAGATAAACAGATAGTATCTTTGAGACTGAAGCTCACCAGAATCCATGTTGACAGGCGTTCCGCTTGCATTAATTTTCATAACGCTTACAGTAGCCAGAGCATTTATTTTTAATGTTACAGTTCCAGCACTATCGGTATCTAGCCTCAATAAAATAGACATACCAACAGAATAGCTAGAGATAAGAGCTACCGTGGCTTCATAATAATTTGATGAAACATAGCTGGCATCAACCTGAATCGCGCTTTTTAACGATTCGAGATTATCGACTCTGGTTTCGAGAGAACCATAAGCCGTATCTATGAGGCTCATATTACTGGTTCCAGAAATTCCAGCTAAGTCAGCCCTGAAGGAAGCAAACGTGGCGGCTTGGTCTGTTGTTGAGTTGTATAGTAATAAATTTAAATTTGGTGTAGATTGTGTCATCTATTTTTCCTTCCTCCTATGGAGTCCATCCATTATAATCCATTTCTCCGACTTTTTTCAAGTCCAATGTCGCCAGAGTTTGCGGGTCGTGAGTCGATAATTTTATAAATTCACGAACCAGAGGACTGAAGGTTATATTTATTTTTTTAATACCAATTGACGCAATAGCTTTTTGTCTCAACGACACCCCAAAAACTATCCTGTTTTTCAATAGGATGGACGTAACAGCCTTCAATCTTTCCTTTAAAACGTAAGACAATCTTATTTTTTTTAGATTGAATGATGGAAATAAACTTTCTTTGAGTTTTACTTGGATAAAATTTAATCTAATTTTTTTTAAGTTAATACTGGTATTTGCTTTTGTGGACAGCTTCATTACGAAATTAAATAAAATTCTATCCTTTATTCTAAATAGGAATGTTGTAACCACTGAAAAACCATCAGCAATTGCCGAGAATGCTGATTGGGTTTTCTTTAACAATCTGAATTCTCTTTTATTTTTATCCATGGTTTTCTACGTGTTATTCATTACAACAGTGATAGAGCTTGCGGCAAACAAAACGGTTGTAGCACTTTGAACCAAACGAGTGGGTGATAGGGCATCAAACCACCAAATATTTCCGCCGGAGACAGCATCAGAAATGAACACGTGTGTAATTGTTCCCCAAGATGCGGTGCTTTCCACATATTGAACCGAACCAATATTTGTAAGTGTGCCCAAGGTAGAAACAGTCCAGTTTGTTTTATCCGAGTTTGCTAACGCTACTCTAGCATACGCCCCGCCCACTGGTTCCGTAGCTCCCGTTCCATCTAAGTTAATTGATGTTGTAGATAAACCAAAATACAACGGTGTTGGAACCAGATAACTCGTGTTTCCAAAATTTAAATTCAAGATACGATTGGCGCTATAATATGTAATCAATTTATTTTCTCCTTTTTAAGCTATTCTTGGTATCACGGTAAAAGTACCCTGACCAAGCCGATATTCTTTTCCAGCAAAATCATACACAACTGGTTGTTGAACATATTTCCCGCTTAATCCTTGCGTATCTGCAAGTTCTAGCGTAACAGTGAAAACACCAGTTGTAACACTGATAACACCATTTTTTTCTAAGGCAACATATTCCGGTTGACCAAGAGGTGAAACATATAATTTTGCTGTTCCGGATGATATATCAACCGGAACAACTCCGTTGTCTTCATATACCGTGTACTCCAATATATATTCTGAGCCAGCTATAAAAGAAAAATCAGCAAGATTATATATGTCAAGACGCGTTAAATATGTCATATCCTACCCTCCTTCATTTTTTTTTTGTTTTTTTTCTTCTCTTTCCTTTATTGATTGAAATAAATCCGCAATGGAGTTTCTAGCCATAAAAAGATGTTGGACGGAATCTCCTTTGACTTCTATCTTGGATAATGAAGCATCTATTTTTACAAAGAGTTCTTTCAGGTTTTCATCTTCAATATATAACATTTTAAATACATCTCCTTAAATTTTTTATGCGAAAAATGAAACCAATACGCCTTCGACAAATCGAAGATATCTGGTTCCACTGGGAGTCGTTATTGCCAAGGCGGTTGCATTATAACCACTATTTCCTTGTATGGTAATATTTGATGTAACAGTTAAATTACTAAGAGTCGCACTATTGCCAGATTTTAGAAATCCCTGACTATTGACCCAAGAATACGTCTCTGCGTCATTTAAAACCGCTCCTCCGTTTTTTAGAATAGAGCCATTTACAACGTTGATATATCCTCCACTAAAAACAACCATATAACCAGTGCTTATTCCTCCTCCGTTTGTCTGAAATCCTTGAGCAACAAGTATTCCGCTGATGGGGTTAGATGTTCCACTAAGTAATCTTGAGGATGTCATACTTCCGCCGGAGGTAAACACGGAATTATTAGAGTTGTCTTTTAGATTGTTTGCGTAAATATTCCCAGTAAAAGTAGCGTTTCCTCCACTCATCGTCAGAGAACCCCATTTAAAATCACCATTACCTCTAAGATAATTTACACCATCCGCAGTTTTTAATCCTTGAGAGTCAATAACAAGAGTTCCTATGTTGCCAACAGTAGCCGCCAGCGTTCCACTGAAAGTTCCAGTTGCGCCACTTAGATTTCCAGCAAAGTTTACATTGCCAGCACTATCGACCCAGAATTTTTTGACCCATGAACCGCCTGAATTTCCTAGAACGGTCAACCCTGCATCTATGGTAATACCACTAAAAGTGGAACCAACAGGACTCAGATTTATCCTGACTTTATTGGCAGAATCTTGAACAGTAAAAATTGAATTTGTAAGAGTAGCGCCATTTGAATCGACTATGAATGTTCCAGCGGTATTTTCTATTCTGAGTTGGTTTCCGGCTATCAGCTTACCCACGATTACTTCTCCAACTACTCCGTATGCGGTTCCACCACCATCAAGAGAAACCTCTCCTATTGCCAGTTTTGCCGTATCCCAGTTGTCGTCAGTAAAAGCGATTGTGTTGCTGGTCAACCAAACTTGTTTGGGACTATATGTTCCACCGCCTAAACTCTTCCTGCCTCTCAGCCCATTCAATCCAATTGTTATTTCTTGATTTGATGCGTTTATAACACTATTTACAGATGCATCTAAAGATGACGTTATAAAATTAGTAACATCATCCTTATATCCGTTTGTCCAATCACTCCACTGAAGACCATTGAAGTTTACAGAACTGGACGCTTTATTTTGTTCACCAAATAAATCTGAATAAACAAAAAATCCGTTATCCAAGCGAAGTCTGTTACTAAAAGTCAACGAAAAAGAATTAGGTTCATCAAATGAAAGTTCGATTTCAAGTAGGACAGCTTCTATCATCACATCATCTTTTGCGTTGATTGTTACTGTGTTTCCAAGTTCCAGTTGTTGCGTAAAAGATGAAAATTCTTCGAGAAACACAAAGTTAACAGTGCCTATACTGAATTCATATCTCGGTACTGATGATTTTGCTAGAACTTCTACTCCATCGTTGTATAGCTCTTGTGCTTGCGTTTGAATTTCGGCTTGCGTCATTATATCTGTGGTTATTATGTTTTTATTTTGATATGTATTTTCTATGATGAATGTATTCAATTCTGAGAATTCATCTACAGAAAAATTATTGCTGAAACTAAGAGAGTTAACAATTGCCGATGCGCTATCTTGTTGAGCGGTAATTTGCGACTCTTTGTTTGTGATTTCGTTTTCTTTGCTTGCTATTAGAACCGATGTAGCTGTCATTTGCGACAATATTGATGTGTACTGCGGAGTTCCAGTTTGGTTCAATTCAATTAATGACTTCTGCACTCCCTCTAGTGATAGATGGTCAGCATTTAAATCAGCCAGTTCTCCCTGTAGAACTAATAGTTCTTGATTGTACGCGAATAAATTCGTCAATACGCTGGCATATGCTGGTTGGTTTACGGCTATAAGAGCTTCCCAATCATTTAGGGCATCAATTAAACCTTGTGTCATCCATTTTATATTTTTATAATAGTCAAAATTATAAATGTAGTTTCCACCCAGAGGATTGACGGAGCGAATATTCAAATCATTTCCGCCGAACACTGACATCGCCGTGACTATTTCGGAAGATATCTCATTCAATTCAGCAGATTCTATTAGATTTTCTTTGGATATAAAAATATCCGTGGGAGTTGTTGCGTTAGTTGTTTTTACGGCTGAGATGGTTCTCAACACCGTATCAAAGATAAAGACGCATCCACACGCAGATTCAACATCTGTCATAAGAAAATTATATACATTAGAATCTGACACATCGAAGGAGCGATAAATATTCCATAAATCTGAATCAATATTTCCCAGTGTCCAATTTGGAATCAAGGATATTATATAGTCCATGAGGCTAACACTAGCTATCCCAACGTCTATTTGGGGCTGAGTAATGGTTCCATAAAATTTATAAGTTCCACCGAGAGCCAAAACTTTTTTATTGATTAATTCCGCCTCCAAAGAAAGACAGGTAACGTTTTTAAATGGGGTAGGGGTTGAAGTATCTTCCGAATATTCAGAAATTATAAAATATCCATGATTTTCAACCTTCACTAATCTCTTGGCTTGTACAAAATCATATGCGGGATTTACCGTATCTTCAATCTTATAATCAATGATGAAACTAAACTCAGATAGCGCATTGTATACTTTTTTTAAAGATACTTGCCTAGCCATATTCAAGGAATACAATTCGGATTTATTAGGATTACACAAAACCAAATCTGGTTTGTTATACTGACCATAAAAATCAAAAGTTTGTTCCATTTATGCCGTCTTTCTGGCGGGGCTATATGTTATTTTTACTTGAGCCACGTTTCCCATTATTGTAAGACTATTGATACCCTTCAGCAATCTAAACCATTGTTTATTGAAATTTCCGAGTCTTCTAAGACCAGTGCTAGACGTTATAATACATCTCTCATTATCTATTGTTACAATTTCCCCTTGACTCATTCCAGTAAAAGTAAAAACTCTTCCGTCATCTGTATTGTTGGTAATTGAAAAAGTGCCACCAAAATCATCAATCGTTGCTACAACGGCGGGATAAGTATAATTGTTATTATCCGAAGTATTGAACAACACAAATGTTTCATTTGCGCTACCAGTATAATTTTTGGTTGTTGTCTTGGAGAAAGCCCACGCAAACGGAGAGTCACATATCACGGTTCCGGATATTCCCTTGATTAAGTTTCCGACCTTGATTATCTGTGGAGCCGTTATGAAACAATTGAAATAGATATCATCCATATCAAGCTGTTGTATTTGCAACTTTTTATATTGGCTTTGACCAAACAACCAAGATAATATTGTTCGCATATCTTCAACCATCAACTCGTCCGGAGATGTAAATTGAATATCAAAACTCAATACGGGTGATTGTTGAACACCCAATAAATAAGGCTTGGGATTTCTGAATACTTTTTGTGTCAATAATTCTACATCTCCTGAGCCAGCGGTGCTTATCATTCCACCATCTGGTGAAGATATATATAAATTATATAACTCCGATGGTACTCCATCAAATACAAATGTGTTTCCCCAAAAAGCCATTATTCCTCCTGTCTATAGATATGGGTGGGATGATATCATCCCACCCATCCTACAAAATCTATATTTTTGTTAAATTTGTATTTCTTATAATTCCCCTATTCAAGAGAGATGCGTTTATTCTATCAACTATCTTGTTGGAAATTCTTTCTATGTCTGGTAAGACCGATGAATCAAGATTTCCTTGAACCACCAAGTCAAACAACTTGTCGAAGCTCATACCGCTTCCTCCAGAATATGACTGTGCGGGAGAACCAATAAGAGATGGGAGAGTTCTTGTCATAAAGTTTTTCATTTGACTATCATTGCTGACAAGTTCTCCGCTCATTAGTTTCGCAAAAAGCTCACCCGTTTTTGAACCAGTTCCAACAATCCCTCTTTCTGCTCCATCATGAAACATTGGTGGAGGGGCGGTTCCAGCTTTTTGTAGTGGTCTATCTGTCGGTGTTTTTTGAGCGGATAGCTGAGATAAAATTACTGCCAGTTGACTTGTAAAATCTCCAACAGACGTTGCTTCAATGTTTTCAATCAGCTTGATAGCATTATTCATTTTATCTGCGAACTGTTGATATGACGCATCCAGCGCGGCTTTTTGTTGCTCTACTGACTGGTCATATTGTATGTCCTCAAGAGCTTTTTGTGTGTCTTTTAATTCCGCTTCCAGTTCGAGTCTTCTGGCTTTTGCTTCGGGAGTATTCTCAAATTGTAGTGCGGCAAGCTCATTTTGGATTCTTAAGATATCAGCTTGTTTTTCTTTTACATCATCCTGATATTTTCTTTCATCAGCCATGGTGTCAAGAATACTTTTACGAGCATCAATAATATCCTTGTATAAATCAAGCTGAGTTTTTAATCCATCAATGGCTTTCTTTCGTTCTTTTTCTATTAGTTTTTCTATTTCACGTTGTCTTTCTTCGGCTTGACGTTCTCTATCTGCTTTTTTATCAGCCTTGGTAGAACCACCACCACCGCCACCGCCACCACCACCGAGAGAGGGGAGTGGCGTTGAAGAAAACGGGGTAGACGGTTTGTTTCCTCCGCCTCCTCCTTGCTGGTATTTTAAATCTCCCGTGGCGTAAGACAATCCTCCGCCGTATCCAGCATAGTTTAACAGTGAATTCATTTTAGCGACCCCGTCGTTGTATGTGGCGTTTACATATGCACCCACTTGTTGCATTGCTTGTGCCACCGTGATACCAACGGCTTTGGCGTACTGTGATACCAAGTTCATAAAATTAGCATCGCTAGAACTCATAAAGTCAAATATTGCTTTAGCACTATTTAGAGCGTTACCCTGCATATCGAAGAAAACTTTTTCACCTGCGGCGGATGCCTGATTAGCCATTTGCCACATCAAATTTTCATAGTCCCAAGCTGTCAATTGAAATACGCTGTGTGTCTTAGCCGCATCTGCTTCCATGGCTTCTAGTTTCATACGCATTACACTGAGTTCCGCTTCAGATGCGAGTTTATTGTTATATGCCGCTTCTGTTTTAGAAACAGCGTTTCGCATTATTTGAAGTTCTTCTTCTTTCAGCATATCCACGTTTAGTTTTATTAAACCGTTTTCAACTTCTAGAGCGTCGATATATTCCGCAGGAAGCGTAGCAACATCTTCAAATGATAAATTTCCCTCAAGAGATTTTTGGATTAATCCATCTAGCTTTGAGAATTCATCCGTTACGCCCCTGATAGTGTTGGCTAACCCTAGCCAAGTTACTTCCAAGGCTTCTGGTGCTTGCCCCATTTTTTCTTCTTCGGAAGCGACTAGAGCCAAATAAGCCCTATATTCTTGGGCTCCTTTGCCGCCCTCATACATCTCTTTCGTTAAAACAGTTACACCGTCGATATACGTTCTTACTTCTCCGTGCGCTGTCTGCATAGCCGTATAGATTCTGCCTTGCTCATCAACCATTCCGCCAGATTCTTTTACGACCTTTTTCATCGCCTCAGCATATTCTTCATAATTTTTTGCAGTATCGAAAATTAATCCAGAATATTTTTGCATAATATCAGTGCGAACATCTTTCAATGCACCACTAAGCATCGGTGTGTTTTCTCCACCTTGTCTTGTGGCTTGCATTGTCTGCTGATAAGCGGATGTGATATCATCAACGCTGGCTTTTTCTTCTTTTAATCTGGTTATCTTAGCATCGACTTTTGATGCAATATTAGCTTCACCTTCAGCTATGCTGTTTTGGATATCCTTATATTTGTTATAAGAATATATAAGCAAGCCTATTGCGGCTATAACCAGCGTCACCGGATTGAGCAATCCCAAAGCCGCTGTTTTTAAGCCAGCCAAAGCCATTGAGAATCCTTGCACGGTGATTGTGTTGGTCAGTAATGCTTGTAAAAATGCCCCACCTAAAGTCGTAGTAAAGCTTGCCAATCCAGACGTTATAAATCCAAGTATTGCCGTTGATTTAAAAACTAAGAAAGCCGCCAGCAAAGCACCAACAACTGGTATTAGTCCTCCAGCCTTTGTTGCTAAATCCATTGTTGCGGCACTCATATTATAAAACCAAACCAGAGCGTCGGATTGAATTGTTGCTTGCCACAGAGCTTCCCATGCCGCCGTGCTTTTATTTTGCGCGGCTTCAACGTTTTCCAAATATATTGCATATCTGTCGTTGGCAAGTCCAGTTGCATCCAATTGTGTTTCCAATAATTTTTCTACTGAAACCCTATCTTCGGCAACGTTGTTATAGTTATTCATCAAAATCAAGAACTGGTCTCTTTGACGAGTTCCAGCCATTGCTTTGCCTATTTCGTTTTGTTCAACCGTTCCTAACGTATCCCAAGTTTTAGCCAACTCTTCGATAACGTCATCCATT